TGCTCACGACGGCTCACCGATCGGCTCAAGCGGACATTCAACGCCGAGCCGTACCGGATTCGCTCGCTCGCCAAACGTCAGCATTTCCAGCCAAACGTCAGCGCCTGCCGCTATCGCCGCACGTTCTTCAGGCGTGAATGTCCACCGAGTCACGACGCACGGCACGTTCGCGACTTCGGTGAAAACTGCCGGAAGCTGGACGTACTCGGTCTGCTCGCGCGCGAGAATGTGCGTGTCGTATCCGGGAACCTGCGGCTGAACTGCCTTCATGCACGAGAGTGTACGCGCGCGCCGCTGTAGCAAGGAAGCGTGGCGCCGCTCGCGAACCTTGATCCAATCCACGAACTACTACATCGGCAGCGATTCTGATGGCGCCGCGAGCATGAGCAAGTACTCTTCAACTGACCTCGGCTCTTGTCCGAGCCGATCGCCGAGGCGTATCAATATCGCCCGCGCTACGGCGATGCCGCCGTCGAGATATGCCAGATGCGCAGATGATCTGACGCCTTCGGCTCGCATGCGTTGCAACTCACGGAGGTACAACACTCGGCGCTCAAAAAGCGTGGCGCGCGCGATATTAATCGGCGCCGCGCCGCTCGGCAAGGCCATCGTACCAACCGGGTTCTCGTTACATCCTTGGCCGCAATCGACGCACCCGCCGCACCCTTCGCAGATATCATGCGGCATCTCGACATCGCGACCGTAAGCGTGCTTCCACCCGCGACGGTTAGGACGCTGGCACGGCTGCAAATCAACATGCCCGCAGATGTTTCCGATGCTCATCCTCCGAACCGATGCCCCTAGACTCTATTCAGCGCCTTGGATCGTTAGCGTTGACCATCGTAGTGGCAATCCCCGAACCTCACGCCACTCCCGCACGGGCACGGATCTGAGCGTTCCGCTTTGTCGTGCATCTTGGTCATCAAATCTTGATGCACGTACCTCACGCCAACCGGCCTGCGCTCATCACGATAGTCGTCTGATGATGTCACTTCTTTTGCTCTGATGCCGTCCGGCGTTGAACCACTCATCTCATCCTCCGAACCCTGGTGCCGGTTTCACTTCGCGAACATCATCCGCGTTCTCAGGGTTGACCGCAAGGCGCGGCGGATCACCGAATGGTCGGTTCGGGTTGCCTCCTGTGACCGCGATCTTCGTGCGCCCGTCTGCCGCGAGAATGCCCATGCGTTGCGCTTCCCGGTAGCCGATTGGGGACGTCGTAGCGCGGCAATTGCTTGATAAAATGTCGTTCGCAATCACAAGACCTGTTGTCGTTTGGAGGTCGTATACGTGACCAGAGTACCTGAACCGTCGAATCTCAACGATATCGTCCAAGACTACCAAGCCGGCGAAACCATGATCTCGCTCGCACGGCGATATGGCGTCGGCATCAAGGCGATCCGCAAGCGTCTGCGGCGCGCTGGCGTTCGATCTCGCGGTAACGCTCGCGTTCTCGGGCTGAGCGATCATGTGCTGGCCGTTCGGTATAGGCAGGGCGCAACTGTCAATCAACTCTCGAAAGAATGCGGCGCCGAGTGGCACACGATCGCCGCGCACCTTCGCGCACAAGGCGTCGAATTTCGCAGTCGCTCCGAAGAGAATGAACTCCGGTGGCAGAACATGTCCGCTGTCGAGAGGCGCAGCAGGATGGACCGCCTGCACAGGTCCAACATCGGCAGGAAACGGCCACACTCCGAGTACGTCACGCTCGCCGACGCTAGGATGCGCAGCAAGCGGTGGCGCCGCGGCCGTTTCGAGAACGAAATTGCTGAGGAGCTGCGCTCGCGCAACCACGTAGTTCTCCAGCAGCTGGCCATCGACGGCTATAACGTCGACATGGCCGTCCCCGAACTCGGCGTCGCCGTCGAAGTCGCATGCGGCAGTACGCGCACGCCGTACCGGCCAGCGCTCACCAAACATGTGGAACGCGTCATCAATGCGGGGTGGGCGATTCTGTTCGTGTACTGCGCCAACCATCTCAAGGCGCGTTTCGACATCGCGCTCGCGGCAGAGCAGGTGGTCTCCTTTGCGGATCATCTCGGCAGCCACAAACCCCCGCGCGGTTGCTATCGGGTGGTTAGGTGTGACGGAAAGGACGCGCCCGTTCCGTGTTTGCAGTTCGACGATTTCGCCAGTGTATGACATGCGAAATGCCGCAGTCGCTTTCGCATCTATGAGCGTGTCCGGAGTGAAGCATCGGTAGTGATTCGGCGGATTCCAAGTGAACCATGTTATGTCATCGCTAGCAGCGACGTACCCAGTGCCCCCAGGCCCCGATGAACCCATAGGGAGGCAGCAATACCACGTCGTTCTAGTGTCCTTGATCGCAAAAAACTGAGTGAACGGAAACGTGGCCTGCCGCGCGAGGATCTGTTCATGCCGCGCCGCTCCGTATTCGCCCGTGAGTCGCGTTCGATATTCCGTCTCCAGCAATGCGCGCGACTGGTCGGGGAACGTTTCACGCGCTCGGCGAATGAACTCCGCGAGGGTGTCGCTTTCGTTGATCGGCGTGCCGGTACCAACCTGGGCGATCCGCTGCGTCGTGATCTCGCGGTGCAGCGCGGCGAGTCGTTTCACGAGTTCGCGCGTGATGCGATCGGCGATGATGTTGCCGTCCGTGTTGCTGTCGATGACGCTTTGCAGGATGGCGTTGGCTTCGCCGTCCGTCAGTTTCAGGATGCGCTTCCAGTAGGAGAGGACATCTGCCGGCGCGGAAAGATCTGGTTCCTTGAACGTGAGGATCGGCGCTGGATTGATGATGCCGATGTCCTCTTCATGTTTCTGCTGGATGAAGGTCGCGATCAGCCTTCCGCTGAGGTTGAGCGTGTCGATGGTGCTCCGGAAACTCTCGCGTTTGAACTCGCGGCGCAGCGCTTCTTCGATGCCATCAACCGGTGCGAATGAATCGGGATTGGCGAGGATACGAGTCCAGTCGAGATCAAATCCATCCGCGAGCACGGCGTCCACCGCTTGGTCCTGCCGCCGGTCAGCTTGCTCGGCGATAGCGATGCGGCGTTGGTAGGAGGACGCGCGGAGAACCGAGTCGATGACGGTCATGAACCGTCCTTGTTTTGCACCTTTGCTTGCTCGGCCAGATTGGCGGTCTGGCAATGAAGTCGCGCATCCTGCTCAGCATCTGCAAGCAGCGCCCTCTTCTTAGCGCGCCATTTGCATCCCCGCGCAATGCAGACACCGAAGTACTTCCCCTCCGACGCGTCCATTCGCAACAGATGAAGAGGCGGCAGGTACGTCACGCTTCTTTCTCCAATGGCAGAAGAAAAACGCGGCGACCAAACCGCAGGTGCGATGATTCTCTCTTCCCGTAGGCGCCGCACTGGCAACGCTCATTCAGTGGCTCGCCTTCTCGCGCGTAAAAGTAGTGCGCGCCGCTCGGCGATTCGTCGCACAGTGGCAACTCCGATTTGAAAACCCCATCAGCGAAAGAGATTTGACCGTACGTGAGTTTGATGTTCTGCTCCGCGCACCATCTTTGGAAGTCGTCGATACTGATTTCAGTGGCCATGCTTGCGCACCTGCGATTCAAGCACCGTCTCGAACGCCTTCAACTCGGCAGCAATGTTGTCCATTCGCCGCAGATCAGCATCGGTCGGTTCGGCTCCCTCATCTAAAACGGTCATGATGGACGCGAACAGATGTTGCGCGCCAGCGTAGAACGCGCGGTGCTCGTCAACAGCTTCGCCATCGATGCCGAACATCGTCCGGTATCCCACCCATCCCGCTTTGACGATCAGCGTTTTGTCCGCGAACTCACGGTGCAGCCTGGTCAGGAACTCGTCGAACTCATTCGCCATTCGCACCTCCGCTGCCACGCACGCGCTCCACGGTGGCGAGCAGTTCAGGCCAGCGGATCGCCGCAGGCGTAGAACCGAATTGACCGATTTCAAACGATGAAAGGTAACGGCGGTCTTCCGAGTCGAATAGCTTTGCCCGCACCTCCGGCGTGTCCGCCATCAGGAGTGCTGTCAGGCCATCGGAAGCATCTCGCGCCGCCGCCTCGTACTCCCGCCAGTCGGACGGATCTCCCGACCGTGGCGCACGCACCGGCATGCACGTCATCACCGCGTAACGCTGCTCTCCGTCAACGCGCGTGCCGACTACCCACGTTTGAAACGGGTATCGGTAGTCCTCGTGAAAGGTGATGGTGACCGGCGCTTCCATCACATGACACCACGGAGCGAAGCGAACAGCGCGATCAGCGCAACGACGATGGCGGCGATGAAGTACGCGAGTGGTAAGAGGTCGTGTTTCGGTTTCGTTTGCGGCGGTGGCATGGAGTTACCGCCATACCAGTACACTCGAAACTCCGGCTGCTTCACGTCGCCCGGAAGAAGGACGTAATCCGCCCACGTCCACTCCACGTTAGCCCTCAGTACCCGCAGCCTCTCGGACTCTGTACCATCGTGGAGCATCCATCCATACGGGTAGAAAACGACCAGCTTCTCAGGTTTCCTCGCCATGCCAGAGCCCCCTGTGCTGATGCTAGAGACCCTAGCGTAGCGATCCATCTCGGTCAGAAACGTCGCCAGCGCGACAGCGTCAGGGCGCGACATCTCTACCGTGAAATTCTCTCCGAGGTTGCCGTTCACTAGCTGAAGCCAAAGCGTGTCGCCGCAAGTCCGGGACGTGACAAGGTAACCCCTGCTTGTGCGAAAGGCGATGCTTGCCGGCTGTCTCTCGGCGCTTTCGTGGGTCTCATCCTGTCCAATCTTTGTCACCATAGACAGAGTGTAGCACGGAGTGGTAAGATGCGCCGCATGAGTTGGAGAGTTGGCCGAGTGGTAAGGCAGCGGCTTGCTAAGCCGTCGTCGCGCGAAAGCGTGCCGAGGTTCGATTCCTCGCCTCTCCGCCACAGCCGGAGGGTTGACCGGAATTCGTATCGGCCCCGTCTTGAAAACGGGTAACCACGGCAAAACCGTGGAGTGAGGGTTCGAGTCCCTTGCCCTCCGCCAACACACAACACTGATGGGTACGTGCTCTGCGCTTTGGCGACTAACTCTCACTGCACCGCAGCGAACATCGTCGGATCGTCCACGATCTCAAACCCCTTCTGGAGTTTGATCGCGCGCTCCACGCCGCGCCCTTCGATGTAGACCGCGTCATCCGGCCGATACTCACGCATGCCCTTCTTCGTCCACACCCGCACGACGGGCTCGGACATGGCTTTCACGGCACGACCAACGGCATCCGCACCCTCGCCGATCGGCACCGGGTCGGTGATCGGGATGGAGGTCGCCGGCGCCGTCAGCACCACATCGCCATCCTTAGCGAGAGGGATCTTTGTTCGCTCGCTCACCACAACCTGCGAGATGCGCATTCCCATCTTCACGCCGCGCTCGCACAGACTCATGAAGAGCGAAAGGTCTTCCGCGAACTTGGCATCGATCGCGGCATGTGGCCACGCGTCTTCTTCGAGCGCCGGGAAGTTGACCATCATCACCGGTCGGATGAAGTCGCGATTGATCATCGACTCCTTCACGGCCGCAAAGGACGGCGCCTTCCACATGCGATCATTCGAAGCAACGGCATCGCGGGCGAACGATCCCTCCGCTTGGTTGCCAGAGCTCGACATCGAACCCTGGATGAGGTCGTGAAGCCACTGCTCGCAAACACGCAGAAGATCAAGTCTCGCCTTGATGTTCGCGCTCGCGCCGGAGTAGGCGGTCGTTGCTCCTAGCGGCTCGCCGAGGTCCAGCTCGTCAACGTCGCCACGGACGAGAATGACGTTCGGCCACTGAGACGCGAGTGTCACTTTCTCTGTGATGATCCGTTCATCGGACCATTTGCGAGGCACCTTCCCAACGATCGGAAAATACCCGAACCGATCCAACTCTTTCATCGCTCCGAGCAGAAGATGCTGCATCGTCCACACCGTGGGATACGCGTCCTGACCGTACCCGCTGCCGTACCCGGTGAAGTTCGAGCCGCATCGCATGAACGACACCTTCCACCCCGGCAGCGCCAAACCATCCGATTTGTATCTGCTCTCCTTCAGCATCGGCTGCCGGTGCCAATCGAAACCGATCCAGTTGATCGGAATCGTGATGAGCGTCTTCGGTGCCCAAAAGCCTCTAGCTGCTCCGCGGTCGTGGATGTCCCACACGTTCTCCAGCGGGCCGAAGCCGCGTTCGTACGCCTGCTGGGCGTGCCGCATGGCGATCGAAAGGTCGTTGATCCCTTCGTATGCCGCCTGCACGACATCGCGCGCACGCTCGCTCTCGGGATCGCCAGGCCTGCCGGCGAGGAACTGGAGATCGCATGATTCGACGACATCCTTCGCTTTCTCGTTCAACGCCTTGTACACGAGGACGTTGCGAGCCATGTCATCGTAGGTCGAGTAATCGCCGGTGCGCCACGCGACTTTATCGGGAGATGGCATGAGCTGATCCACGTTCACGCCCGGCATGTCGATCTCGGGTCCGAGCATAGCGTGAGTTGCCGCGTAGCTTCGCACTTCTCGTTGCATCTGCTCAGCGATGCGACGCCGTTCCTTCTCGCGCTCGGCGAGGGCTGACTGTGGAGTCGCGCCGATCGGCAGCACGCCCGCCCCACGTAACGTCATCAGTGGCGCCATCAGTGTTCCATCTCCGAGTCGGGAGGCGGTTTCGGCATAGGAGGCAGCATCGCTGGCGGCACGTTCGGGTGCTGCCAACTCGGAGGCATCGGCAGCATTGCGAGCCTGACCACGGCTACGATGAAAACGAGCAGAGCCGAGCCAAGGACGGTAGCGTAGATGGTTCGCGCGATATCGATGCCGTCCATCAGTTGCCGCGCTCCCACGGCTGGTACATGGAGCGTGAGTTGCGAAGTCTCCGATGTGTGATCACCCGGACCCGGCACGCATTGATGATGACGTGTGGGGAGCATCGACACGAGAGCGAACGCGAATGCATCGCCGCTTCATCGGTTCGGAGAGTGTGCGGCCGACCGATCAGGTCGTAGGCCAGCATGAATGTCCCCGGCCCGTTGAGGTCACATCCATCAACAGCGAATCCGCGCATCGCCGCTCATGATAGCGCGGATGTGAAAACGCCTCGCAGGCGATCAACCCATGCGAGGCGTTTTCGGATACCGCGTCGGCTCTGTGGTTTGTGCGCAGAGTGTACCGAATTCACTCGGCATGCGGCAAGAGGCGTCTCTTCGTGTAGCGTCGCATTTTTGCCTTCCAATCTGGCACACGCATAAACTTCAGCGCCATCGCATTCAACTTCACGTCGCACGCAGGGCAGATAGGCCGCCACACGTTGCCGTCAGCGCACGCGCTCCACTGCTCCTTTGCCTGTTCGCCGCATCGCACGCATTTCAGACGACGAATGCCAATCTCCGTGTAGGGCCTGCGCCTCATCGCTTCGGCGCTACTCCGAACGGATCTTTGATGACCTTCATGCGGATGATGCATCCGCGCGGGATGGTCATGGCCCTGCCCACCATTTGAATCGAGAACTTCTCGTCCGCATCGAAGTCCAGATCCCCCACCGTCAGTACGTAATCCTTCGTGTCGTCAACGATCCATCCAACCGTGCGAATGATGTCTTGGCCGTGCTTCCGCAGATCTTCGGCGAGTTTCACGACGGCCTTCCAAGGTGCAGAGTACGACATGGAATCGTGCCATTCGATCACGACGAGGCGTGGCTTGGTTCGTTCGATGCTGGCAACTGAGTCGTGCGGCGTCATGCCGGAGATCTTCTTGCTCGCATCGCGCTTCACTGTTTCCCCACCTTCGCATCGAAGTAAGCGTTCACTTCGCGCTTGGCATCCTCTCGTAGCTGTTGCCGCCGTCGCCACGTCGTGCCTTCGGCGATCTCGCGAAACGACTCGCGGAAGAACCGAAACAGACGCGCCTCGGCTGCGCGCGTTTCGAGTTTCGGACGGCGTTTGCGGGGTTCGTCAGGATGCGGGACAGGTGCGAGTGCGTGCTTCTTCATTTCGCAGCGCCTTTACCCGTCATGCAGCACCGCTTGAAGCGCTTCCGGCTTCCGCACGGACACGGCGAGTTTCGTCCGATCCGCGTTCGCCCGCTGCTAGCGAGTTGCGCGCGCACACGCGGCGTGAGATTCGCCGGGTCAATCGGCTTGAGAAGTCCGCTCACGTACTCGCCGCGGCCATGCTTCTCCAGCTCCTCCGCGAGCACCCTCATCGCTGCCACATCGCCAGTCTCAGTGTTCATTCGTTCCTCCGATCGTGATCCCTCGCAACATGAAAAGCATGGAACGCGAGTCGCGTAATTTCCGCGACCGAATCAGCCCGGCTCCATTCGCGCATTGCCGGGACTTCCGGTGGCCTTTGGATCGGGACTCCACGACGTTTTCATGCCACTTGCTTTCGCCGGCGCGTATCACCTGTCTGCCGCGTGCAGATCGTCGCGTCCCGCTGCTTTCATGTTGCCAAAGATTAGTCATGCCGTGCTGCGTGCGCGTCCTCTTGCAGTTCCTTTCGAATGCCAGCAACGATGTCCGCCGCACTGCCGTGCACCCAACCTGTACCGCCGCACGAGCGGCAGATAAACGCGAAGCCTTGGTCCGACTTGCGGATGCCACCTGTGCAGTTCGTGCACCGCTCGCATCGGAGTGTTGAGCCGCACGCGCAGCCCCTCAGACGCTCCCCCGAATACCTACCGTCGATTCCACGAGCGCCGCTTCCGCTTCCCGACGTTTGATCAGCCCGTTCAGGCCCTTGCCCACCCAAAGACGCGTCACTTTCGCGCCTTCCTGAGTTCGATGTGCGGCGGATCGTGCGGTTGCTTCCATCGATATCCGGCGACGAGTCCACGCTTCTCGGCGGCTCGAGCGTAGAGCTCCCATCGCGCATCCGAGTCTGATGGTGGGGGCCAGATGATCTTCCCATCAGCGCCAGCCGGATAGCAGTCTGCGGCGCATCCGGTTCCGGGCTCGCCGGTGCCCTGGTGATTCGACAGCTTAGTAATCCCGTTCGCATTCGTGACCTTCGGTCCTTCGCGTCCGAACGGTGCGGACATTCGCCCCTGACCGAACAGCCACGCCTGCCGCTTCTCGGTCCTGAAGCCTTCGCTCAACTTAAACGGCGTTCCGAGCGCTTCCATCTCGGCGAGGACGGCGATCAGTTTCTCGCGAAAGATCGGATCAAGGTTCCGGAGATCGCGGTCGCGGTCAGGTTCGGAAATCGGTTTGCTAGTCATCGACTATCGCCTCCGCGTTGCGTGTCCGTGTGTTGCTTGGTACTACTGAACCGGCGATCTATTGGGCGCGTTAGAGTTTCGGTGTCACTCCATCCTAGCGCGCGGCGCTTGCGTAGTGTGCCGATACTAACGCCCAACTTGGCGGCCCACTGGCTGAGGTTCAGCGTCTCGTCACCAAGAGTCATTCGCCTAGTAGCGCGCGTATTTTGAGTCTGTTCCTTCTGCGTTGCCCATCGGCAATTTGACGGCTCGTAGTTTCCGTTGACGTCGTTCCGTTCAATCGTGAAACCGGCCGGACATGGACCCATGTCGGCAAGAAATGTTTCGAAGCTGTCAATCCAGCGCGGATCTATTGAAATCCAGCGCCCGCCGTAGTGTTGGTACGCCGTGTTCGATGTGTTGAGGCATCGCTGTTTCATACCCTGCCACGAGCCGTACGCTCGATGCTGCGCGCCGGCACGAGCGCAACCGTGTACAGTCACGGCGGCAACACGGCGCTCAGTGGCCAAGCATCCGCAGCTCAGGCTTCTGCCGCAGCGCAATTGGCTGCCGTCGACATCCCGTTCAACGCCGCATTCGCAACGGCACCGCCAGAAAATACGATGATCAGGATCACGCCTCGTGGATAACTCAATCACGGTCCATCGGGTGAACACGCGGCCGGTCAAGTCGTGCTTACCGTGGCTGCGCTTAAGGCGTGCGGCCTTTTCGGTGACGGTGCCGCGAGGTTCGTTCACTGCACGCCTCCCTCAGCTTGCGCTGCTGGCGGTTGCACGAACGGATGACACGCCATCGTGAAGCAGAACCGATCGCCCGGCTCCTCAGGACTCGCGCCGTGCGGCTCGTGCATGCCGCTGCCCTCTTCCGCTTCGCACAGGTACTCCTCGCCTGACTTCGTCCGGACGCACACGAACGCGCAGCGAGGCTCCGCCATCACTGCTCCACCTGATCGTCGATATCCGAATCGTCTTCAGCTGTAACGGCGTACTCTCCGAACGCCTCAGCGAGTTCGGCGTAGCGCTCAAGGGTGGCACGAAGCGCGGAGCAGTCCAGCACGGAACGTAGCAGCGCGATATTCCCGGTAACGGACGGAAGGTTGTGAAGGTCGGGCTCTTGTGGTGCTGACTTGCTCATCAACTGCCGTAACGGCTTGCTGTAGTGCCGTGCATTGGCGTCGGCTGCATCGGCGATTCGCAAAAGCTCCCGAATCTCCGGAGGCGTAAGCGGTCGCACTTTCTGCGGCGAGTCGGTCATGCGCGCTCCAACTCTCCGCAACACATCGGACACGTCGGGTCCGCGCTCGGTGGTGCGTCATCCGGCATCCCGGCCTTAACTTCGGATCTTGTGAATGCCTCTGCACATGTCTTACACCACCAGCCGGCGCGCGCGTCATCCCGTTCCATGAACACAGTGTAGCACGGAACTTGACGTGCGCAAGTTTCGGCACTACATTCGGTGCATGGACAAGACTGACGCGCGCGCTACGGTTGATCACGCGATTCTTAACGGGATGTCGGCGCGATGGGGGCAGGGACCGATGGCAATGGTCGATAGTATCCGTGAGGCTTTGTTCAGTGAAACCACGCGATGGGCTGTCGAAGAATATGCTCGCGAGCGGGCCGCGACACGAGCCCTCTTGACGGAGATACCCAAGTGATCTCGGCTCTCGTGCTCACCGCCGCCATCCAAGTCGAGATCAATCTTGGCGCCTTCATCGCCGCACACCGAAGGAACCGATGGCGATGGGAAGCCGCGCGGAACCCCTCTCGCGTGACATGTGGCATTCGCGATGTAGGCTACCGGTTCATCGGAGAGCCGGGAACGCGTGTGCGGTTCTGCCGGAGGTCGTACGTGATCCCGAGCGAAGGGCGGCTTGAGCTAATCTCCGGTAAGGTTCGCGGTTCGTACGACTGCCGAGAGGTTCCCGCTGGCGCTGATAGCGCGCATGATCAGTTCGGGTTTCGCGATGTCGAGGTGTCGAAGTGATTGCCGCTGTCTGGTGTCACAAAATCATGATCATCATCGCCGCCATTGGTCTTGCAGTCATCGTAGCTTTCGCCGCCTTCTGCAAGGCATGGGTTGAGCGAATTCAATCAAGGTAGGACTTAAATGTACCGTTCCGAGTACGACACCGCGCCTGAGCCGTCATGAAGTTCGCCGCCCGCTTCATCCTGACGTTTCTTTTGACCGTGGCGGTGATGTGCGCGTGGGTGGCCTTCTGTCATCCTTCGCTGCCGTTCACGCCGTGAAGCTACTCCGGCGTGACGTTGCTGATCTTGCCATTCGCCACGAGCCAAGCCGTCACGCGTTGGCGATACTTCTTCACTACGCTACCGCTCTCACCGACGACTGGTGATTCGACGGTCGCAAGGAACGAGGTGATCTCCGAAGATGTGAGAATGATCGCCTGGGTCTCGCTATGCAGGATGCGCGCTGTGCTGTCAAACCAATAGATCACGATGGTAACGCTTGGAATGTCGCCGGTCGCGCCCGTGGTCATGTTGATCGCAGCGATCTTCCATGATGCAGGTGCGACGTTGGCGGGTGTCGTAACCGTGCCATCGGCGAGAGCGTTCAGCGAGAGGCAGAGAACCGTGAAGAGGATAAGAGTCTTCATGCCCGCGATACTAACACCCTTCCATACCTAGCTGGTTGGCGGCACGAACTGCTCGTAGAACAACACGATGCGCATCACGCCCCCGGTTGGCGTGCCAGTTGTCGTGATCGTGACCGTGGTCGCCGTGGAGCGGTAGAACGGGTCATCGGCAGCGCACGGCACCAGCACACCCGTCGTGCCAGCGGTCAGCGTGGATTGCGCCGTGGTGGCAGTGCCGATGGAGCAGAAGTCGTTCCCGCCCGTGACCTTGACCGTGAAGTCTGTCGCCGTGGCAATCGTCGTTGCGATTCGATAGCCGATCGCCTTGATCCTGGAGTTTGCAACGGCGAGGTTGGCGCTCGTTGCTGTCGTAGTTCCGCCCGTCGAGAGCGTGAGAAGTTCGGACGTCAGACTCTCAACATCGCGTGAGCCGTTCAATCCGCGGATGCGCGTTGATCCACCGTTCATCGGTCCGGGTGCTGATCCATCGCCGTTGAGTACCAGCACGCCACCGACTCCTGTGCCGTCAGCATCAGCCGTGATGGTGACGCCAGTCGCCGCAGATCTCGACACGATATTGACGCCCGAGTTCGCGTACAGGTTTCCGGCCACGATGTTTTCGTACCCGCTTGCGTCGCCCGAAACGAACTGAAAGACGTTGCCCCACGTTGCGTTGCCGGTGACGTACCGCAGCAAGTGATCGCTAGATGTCGCGCCGGCGCCTGTACCTATGACGAAGCCAGTTGCGACATGTACGCCGGTTGTGGAGACGGTGGTCGCAGACGACGTTCCGAAGGTGGAGATGACGCCAGTGTTGCTGGCCGTCATGCCGTCAACTTCGAACCGGACCTGCTTCGATGTGTCGCCCGATCCCTTTGCGATGGCCGTCGTGTCGGTGACGGGAAGCGTGTCACCTGCGGTTACCGTTGCCGTCGATACCGCGCTCAGGCGTCCTTCTGCATCGACTGTGATCACCGGGATCGTCGTCGAGTTTCCGAAACTGCCGACGTTGGCGTTGATGTCGGAGAGATCCGTCACCGCCGAACCGGCCGAAGTAGTGATGTCGCCGCTGAACGCTGGCAAGCGGGCGGCGTTGAGCGTGCCGCTGCCGATGTTGTTCGCGTTCGTCGTGTCGGTCGTTGCGGATGCCGCGAGTCCAGACACGTCGCCGCTGGTGACGCCAGCGCACGTGAGGTTCCCGCTTGCCGCGATGGCGTTAGCGAATTGACCCGCAGCGCAGTCGGACGGGTTGGCGGAGAGTGCATCGGCCGTTGTCGCCGCCCCGCCCTCGCTCGAGCTCCCCGCGTATCCGCCGGTCGTATCCGTGCCGAGTGCAACGGAGTTCGGTTGGATCGTCGCCGCCACGCTTCCCGGTCCAGCGGCGACGACATCGCCGCTCAGCGCCGTCAGGTAGTCACCTGTAGCCTGCTTACCGGCAAGGTCTGACACGAGATTGGTCACCTGTGATTCCGTGATGGTGACGGGGTCCGAACCTGCCGCCGCGTGAGTGCTGGCGTGAGCCGTTGGAGTTCGCGAATCGCTAAGCCGCGAGTCCGTTGTGATGACTGCCGTCCCCGAAACCTGTGCGGGCGTAATCGTCACAGGATCTGATCCTGCGCTCCCGTGCGTCGACGCGTGCGCGGTCGGCGTGCGGGCGTTCGTCAACCGAATGTCGGAGTCCACCACGGCGGTGCCGGTGATCTTTGACGGTGCGAGCGTCGGGATGTCGGCCGCACATAGCGCTCGCCACGTAACCGCGCCGCTCCCGCTGCACGGCGCAGCGAAGATGAGCCCTTGAGCCTGGGTGTTGAACGTGAATGCGAGCGTGCCGATGGTGGTGACTGGCGAGCCGCTGACGGCCATGAATGACGGCACCGTGGCGGCTACGCTGGTGACCGTGCCAGACCCGCCTCCGCTGCCTCCGCCTACGACGGTAAAGCGCGTCTGCGGCATCGCTGGACACGCGAGAAACACGGACAGCAGCGCGAGCGCGAATCCGGCAGCGAGGATGCGAAAGCGAAAGACGAAGCCGTAGAACGTCGGGCAGTAGGTGCGGCGCATGCCGCTGAGAATAGCACTGGCAGGCACGGGCGGGCTCGAACCGCCAACCTCTCGCTCCAAAGGCGAGCGCTCTACCGATTGGGCTACGTGCCTATAATCAGAGCGAAAGCACCAACGTCTCGCTCGGTGCCGCGTCAGGAACCATGCTTCGTGCGCGCTTCTCGCCACACACCGGCGTGGCATCTGATGCGAGCGCGCCCCCTGCACCGTGTTCGTCCAATCATTGGTTGCCGTCATCCTCCTGAAAGGATCTACGCGGAGCCTATCTCGCGCGGCTTTGGTATCTGGTTGTAACCTAGTCTCCCGCTCTCCACGCCCGCGTGTAAGCCACGCGTAATTCGGTCGGGCCTTCATCGCAATTGATGAATCGGTAGCTCTTCAACTCGGAGTACCCGCCAAGTTCCGCGTTGTCGAGCTTGGCGACGAAGCCTACCGGCCACTTGCCGCCGCTGTTCGCGGTCGCCGCCGTGGTGCCGTTGTCCATCGTCCAGCACACGGGGTTGTCCCACACGCTGACCCACGCATGGCGCGCTCCCGTAGGAACCGTGAGCTGCGTCGAGATCGTCAGGTTCGTCAGTACTTGCCCGAGTCCGCCGACGCCTTTTTCGTTGATGACGTTGGCGTTCGTTGGCGTTGCGGCGTAGGCCTGCGGCGCGATCCCGTAACCGATCGCGGCCAGCATCACGCCGATGCTCGTTACGGAGGCGCACCTCATGACGCGCGGCGTCTTAGAGAACAACAAGAACGCGAGGGATACGAGCGCGATGGAGATTCCGGTGCCGGTGAGCAAGCCACTGATCACGATCATGCGATCCTCCGGCGATTCGTCGTGCGCACTGGCGCAAGCTGACCGCGCGCAATTGCCGCGCAGGCCGCATCCAGCTTGCGCGCGTACTTGCGATTCCGGTAGCGCTGCGGCTGCGGCGTGTTCTGCGCCTTTCGGTCCTTTGATACGAGACGTTCGTTCCGAAGTGACTTCATGCCTTCCTCCACATGTCTACGCGCGCACTCCACGTCTCGCGCGTTTTGGACTTCACGGTTTCGAGCATTGCCGCGAGATCCGATAGGTCGAAGTCCGCGCCACGTTGCGCAGCCAACAGCGTGAACCTGAACAAGTCCTCAGCGGAACTTGAGAGGCGAGATATGTCGCGATCAGGTTGGGTCATGCCTTCCTCCGAACGCCGAACGGCGCGAGAGCTTCCGAAAGTTCCTTGATGGTTGCAGTGCCGCGACCGACGCGTATGGCGAGGTTGACGATGCCAGCGAGATTCACTGGCGCAACGAGCACCTTCGTATGCATCGCGTCGTCATCCGGCGCACATCCTGCGCAGACATCTTCGGTCGGATCAACGCCGCTCGGTTCAAACTCTGCGGCGATTCGCGGCGATGTTGGGCCTGGGATCGTGGGCGAGTAGTACGCCTGAACCGGTTGCCCGTCTATCGTCCTTCGGAACGTAGCTGGGTCCAAGTCCGACCCGTCCGGCCCGAACGTGACGCGACCTACGCGAAGCGGATGAGAGCCGCTCTCCAATTCGCGCAATCCGTCCCTGACGAGCGCTTGAAACGCTTCCGGCGTTAACTCCGTTTCGATCGTGACGCGACCAACTTTCTGTTCTGCCATGTGCGTAGATTACCTCAGCGCGCTTTCGGACAGGAGCGCCATGAATTCGGCATTCTTTGTGAGCCCGCGCGCAGCCTGAATGCTCACGCCACAGGATGACGCGATTATTTCCTCCAGCGGCCGACGTCCGTCTTGCTCCAGCACGCTCTCCGAATGCGTGTAGTATTCGCCTCCGTACTCTACCTCCAACGTCACGATCGTTCGACTGCGTGTTACCGAACCGCGATCTACACCGTGAATTGTTCTCTGGCAGTTCGGACAGTCGTCGCCGTCGCTAAGATCATCGACCTCGCTTATGACGGTCGAATCCAACAAACAACGATAGAAGCGCGCGCATGCGAAAGTGTAGAAATCGCCGTTGCAGTCGTGATTCATACTGCTAATCATATCACGGGCATACACACAGTGTGTCACGGACTTGGCAGCACCGTTCCCATCTGCGAAAAGTCCCCGCTGTCGGCGTGGAACGGCAGACCGCTCTTCGGCCGATCGAACGGCGCACGCCAGTCCACCATGTACCCGCACCCGTCCATGGAGTGCGTGCGCTGCCAGTAGGTATCTGACGATGGCTTGCTCGGTCGATCTTTTTTTAGCGGCTTGCCGTCCTTGTCGGGGATGACCTGTCGGCAGTCGTCGATGTGCGCCGTGCAGTGGGGCGCGAAGTAGAGTGAGCGAACACCGTTCCGCGCTTCGAGCGAGCGATTCACGGCGAGACACCGAATGTTGATCGGCGGGTTGCCTGCTCGGAATCGGTAGACCACGCGATCACCCAACGCTTCATCGAAGTAGTCGCGGATGATCTTGATGCACCCTCCGGTTTGAATCGCGTCGGCGTGCGACTGCTTGCCCGTGGCGTCGCCGTAGACGTAGATCATGCCGATGTGCTCGCGCAGCCCGCGCCAGCCATCTGCGGCGTGGAGGTAACTGCGCTCCTGGCTGTAAGTCAAAGTCGCTCCGGCGCAAAAGACGCCGGCCTTTTTGTCCTCGCGCGACGGTCGTTCGAAGGCGCACGCGCGGCAGTACCAACCCCGCGGCGGCATCTCGCCATGCTTGCTCATCGGATGTGAGCAGTCCGCGCAGCGCGCTTGCTGGTAGTCGGCGTTCCGTGTCGGATCTTCGAGCAGCGCTTCCGCGACTTGGTGCGTCTGCATCGGATAGGCGCCGGAGTGCAACTCGCCGTTGACCCCGAAGTACCACGTGCCAGCGTGCGAGCTCAGGAATGCTCGCGGCACTTCGTCGTAGCGGAGATCATGACCCCATCCCGCCGTCGCAGGCACGTTGTTCCAGTCAAACCACAAGTGGAGCGGTCGCCGACGATCGTACGCAACCGGGAGAATGTTCTGCTCTGAAAAGGCGTAATAGATGAGCCCCTGCCGACGCCGCTGCAACTTGCCGCTGACCTGTTCCTCGAAGGTATCGCTGTCCATCGCCGCTTCGAGCGCGGGCACGTACTGCGATCCGAGGTGGATGTTTTCGCGCGTGTCAACTTCGAGCAGCCGGAAGAACGGCGCTTGCCCCGCTGATTCGCGCTTCGACTCCTTCGCCTTCAGGTCCTCGACGAGCGTGTAGATCTCGTGATTCGGGTTGTGGAGCGGCACGTTGCCTTTGAGGATGATGCGGTGGAAGTGACCTCGAGCCGCGCAGTTCGCGCCGTGGCCGCAACGCACGCGCGTGATGGCGTACGTGAGGAAGTCCTTCACGTTCACGTCCGGCTCGGTGATCTCCTCGCCGATGAGCGCCATGATCGACTGGCCCTTGATACGCGTCCACGAACGATTGGCGTACGTGCCCAGGTAAATGTGCACACCAGTTCGTCGCAGAACAAGCATCTTCACGCCGCTCGCACGCTCAACCGGCACGCGGATGTTTTTCCGTCGCCACTCACGGCGCCATTTCTTCGGCACCTTCTTCCCCATGACGTAGTCGCGGCCTTCGATCCAACCCATCTCCGCGAAGGTTGTGTACAGCTCCGCCAGGATGGCGTTCGTCATCTGGTCCCAGGTGTTCGCAAAAAGCGCGTAGGGAAGCTCGGTGCAGATGTCGCCCCAGCGGATGACGTGCAGGGCGTTGACTGTCGTCTTGCCCGAGCCGGGACCGCCGATGACGATCGTTAGATAGTACGGGTCACACCCGAAGAGCTCATCGTCCTGCGATGGCAGGAGTTCCAGCTCGTAGAAGCCTTCAGTTGACGGGATCGGCGTGACGCCGCGCGGGAGCGCGTCTGATTGCGAGTCCACGGGGTACATTCTGCACTTCCGCATCGTCGCCGTCGGGATCGGGCGCGATTTCGATATCGACGCCACCGAAGAGTGCGAGTTGATCGGCGATGCTGCTAGCGAGTCTCAGATCTGCTGGCTCACCACGCGCGAGACAGCGCTCTTGAATCGCCTGCTTCGTGGCCACCCACTCCCACGTCAGCTCGAGGATCTTCACCTCGTCGACGCGTAGCCGCTCGATGTTGCGCGACCAGAAGATTGATGCCGTGTCCTCGCACGTCTTGCAGATCGTTTCGCCGAGCGAGTTCTTTCGCTGGTTTGCCGGATCGCCACACTTCCGACATTCGAGCAGACCGAGGCGCTTCAACTCAGGAACCATTAGCGAGATGCGCCTGCGCCCCGAAATTCGAAGGTGCTTCATCGCTTCGAACCGGTCTTGCTCTTCGCCTGCCCAACGCTCGCTCATTCCGACATCGGAGGTTAGCAAGGTTTGCGCTCAAAGGGAAATGAGCACCAAAACAAAAGCGCGCGACCGAGTGTCGGCCGCGCGCCCACTTGTCTATACTTCGCCAGTAACCTACGAATCGCCCGTGCGTTTGCTCTTCTCGCCGCCGTCTTCGCCAGTCGTACCTTCGCGCTCCGATTTCGGTGGCTCGAAGCGCTCCTGATGGCTGCGGTCGATCTCGGGCCGCTCGGGTCTCTCGGCGGGGTCTTGCTGGCTATTGACGTCGCTGTTCGTGTTCTGTGAATCGCTCATTCTCGTCTTCTCCTTTTCACGCGAGCATTCTACTTCGGCTTCTGCGCTGGCGCTTTGGCTTGCTGTTCCGTTGCCGCAGGCTGAGGTTCGTTCAGCTTCTTATCCAGCGCCGCGATGTCAAGCGCCAGCGGACGCAAATCGTCGTACGTCGCCTTTTCTTTCGCGTCGAAAGCGGCGGCGGCCAACGCCTCAATGCGTTTCCGTACATCGCCGATGTGCGGCTTGGTGAGCAGTCGTTGAGCCACTGAGATTGCAAGATTCCGTGATGCCATTTCCATCCCCTCCTTTGGTCGTTTCAAAACTGACTCAGGTCTGCGGGCCGGGTTCGACACCGACCGCCATGGAGCTTGCCACAAGTTATCCGGCCGGGTTCTCGCGGTTCGCAACGCGTGTACACCCCACGCCGCCGCATTCCTGAATCAGATTTCAAAGACCAGCGACCCTAAGCGAGCGACCACTATACAGCGTGTTGCACGGAACGGCAACGCGTACTTTCGCGACTACCTTTTGCGCCAACTTGAGCTCGCGAAACGCGGCGTGTCGAAGTGCTCCCTCCCCGTGCGACGCTTTCTGTCACCCGCCCGCAGAGTCGCGGCGGGTTGACGCCGAAGGCGAATCATTTCAGCGACGCGCCGCACATCCGCCCGTCCACTTCTCAGCGCGTCGCGTGTCGGCTCAGGACAGAACTTCCAGCACGTGCCGCAAAACGGCTTGCTGCCTGAGGCGTCGCCGCAGGCTGCGCAAGTCACGGTTCCCGCCGCTGAACACGTCGTTCGATGGAATCTACGGCAGCGCGGATGCGCGCGATGTCTTCGCTGACATCCGGCACTTCATTCGCGAGCTCGGTCAGATACGACCGTAACTCCTGCCCCATCGGCGTAAGTTGCGGAGCGGCGGTCTTCGGTGGCCACTCTGTGAACAGGCGCGACTCGAGCCCGCCCAGGTTCATGCCGTCGATGATCGCGCCGTAGCGTTTGCGGAACTCGCGCAGGAAGTTCACGAGCCGCACGCCATCGGCTTTCGACACATCTGGTTTTCGCGGATCGCCAGTTGATCCGCCGTCATCGACTTCCGTGATCCTGGCCATTCGGTCGAAAGCGCGGGGTCCGAAATACTTCGTGAGCGTCGCAAGGAACTCGTTATCCATGCGGTTGTACACCCCATCTGGAAACGTTCCCGCCGGCGCGTACGGATGCACGCTCGCCGTGTGGAAGTGCGTGCCACCGCTTTCGGCTTCGTCCATCAGCGCTTGCTCAAGGTCGCCGAAGTACGCGGCCTCGGGTCCGACTACTCGCGCCTCGGGCGCGATGCTCCACACCCCTGCCATGAAGTTGCTCCGGATGGTTTCGTACGGGAGGAACGCGTCGGCGCGTGAAATGCGACCGAGATTGGCCAGGCGAATCCACGGTGAGAAGAGCGTTTCTCCCCACTCGTTGATGATGGCGATTTCCATCGGTCTGCCACTTCCGCCCAGCACATCGGCGTAGCGATTCGCCACTCGTCGCCCCGCGTCGTGCCACCACGCGCCGCTGATCTTCGGCGGGTTGTTCATCCACGCAACGCGGTCAGGCGCGGCTTGGCAACTCGGGCAAAGTTTCTTCGGCGGTGCATCGGCGCACTCACCGTAGACGTGCCACCCGCCGTTCTTCGGCCACGAACCGTGATTTACCCACGGCCCGTACTCGTTTCGGAGGAAAGCCGGTTTGCCGTCGCTCGCCTGCGGCGGCATCCACTGCATAACCTTCAACGTCACGGTCATGCCGCTGGCGATGATCGCCGCGATGGAGCGATCGGCGACGTTCCACACGTCGCGCTGGATTCCGAGATCGTCAACATCCGTACCATCGTCTCGGCCGAGCGACATGACCACGATGCTGTTCACGAAGCCGAGACCTTGCGGGCCAAGAGCGCGCGCGGCGACTTCACTCTGCGGGTAATACTGCGAGTCCAGACCGGTGCCGATCCACATGGGTGTCTCCTTATCGCGATGATGGAAAGTAGCAGCGCGCGATGTGCAACGATAGTGCGTACGGGATTCTTGCGATTCGGGCGGATGCGGCTTTGCGGGCGTTCGATTTGGAGCCGGTCGTGCGTCCGATCGTGCCTTCGCCAGCGAACCATTCGCGTCCCGATCCGCGCTGCTTTCTGCCTTCAGCGGCATCCTCTTCGGTCGGTAGCTGTCGCTCGATGCCGCAATCCTGAGATGTGAATCGCACACCGTTGCCTACGTCTGTTCTTCGTCCGCTTTCGCTGGCGACTTTCCATCCATCGGGAACAGCCGCTCCGCTTCCCTGCACTCCGAACAGGTGCACATCGTCGCCCCGAAGCACCGATGTTCCCACGGCTCCATCACTGCGCATCCGCCGCAGATCCTGCCCACCGTCGTCTGAAAAATCAGTCCGTCCATGAATGAGCCTTCCATCCGGATTCTGTCCTTTCCCGCTGGTCGTGTTGTGCGCGACGTTGAACCATGATCCGCCGCTGTTCTTCGTAACGCGATCCTCGAACTCCTGCCGGTTGTGGTGCGTGAACCAATCATCTCCGCGTGGGCCGCCCACCTTTACAAAGTCTTCCGCCTTCGTCTGCTGATCGGCGAGCGTGTTGAATCCTTGACCCTTCACGTGACGGGGATCAGAGGGGTGCCGCCACGAGGCCATCTTTACCTTCCGCTGTTTCGTCGTTATCGGCATGAGCGCTGGCACATCGCCCCACAATGCGTACGATCCGTACATCCAGCGAGCCCGCCCAACCCACGGCTGCGCGCCCCTCACGTTCTCCACCACAAGCGGGATGAACCGTCCCGCCGCCGCTATCGCCTCGCGTTGGATTCGGAAGCAGGCCTCGAAGAGTTCGTTCAGGGCGGCAATTGACTGCGGGCCGGTGTAGCCATCTGGAAACGGCGGATGGTTGGAGTCATCGCCGGCAAACTTCAACACGGTCAACGCTTGAGCAATCCGCTTCGCGCGCGTCCATGGCATCGACATGTAGCTGTACACCTGACACGGCGGTGACGCAAGGATCAGCGATGCGTCTTTGAACTGCGCGCCGTTGATCGTCCGGACATCCTGCAACACGAGATCGGCGCCGTGCGGCACTGGCCCATGATGCGATTCGTGTTCGATGTCGAAACCGATGACACGCCCGCCGAACTCCAGCCAACCGGCGGACCAGCCGAATGAACCTGCGAAGAGGTCTACGCAAAGTGGTTTCATGGGCAACTCTTCGCTTCTTTGGCGGCGTCACTTCCGACATACGTGCGCCACGGCACAAACGTTCGTTTCGGCCAGAATCCCCAACTCTGAACGGCGCGCCCGACGATCACCAATGTCCAGCACGGTCGCTGTGGCGTCGGGCCTGTGAGTCGGTGGATGTGAGTGGCCGGGAACGTCCGAATCCAAGGCGCGCGGTACACTCGGCTTTTAAGCCTGATTCCGCCAAACGTCCATTCCGTGTACTGGCCCTTCAACCCGATCGACCAGAATCGTTTCGGGTGGTCGTGAAGATCCGACGACCAATCGTCACCAACGAACTTGTGCAGGTAGATCGCGAACAGCTTTCCGACGCGGAGGAGCGTCCATCGATAGAGGTACGTCGGGCAAAGGCCGTCCCCGTTGATTTCTTCGATGTGAAATACCCGATTGAATAGCTGCTTCACTGACCCACCTTCACCTTCGCACCCGCAACCGCCGCGTTGTCGATGCATTGCGCGTTTGGATTCTCTGCCGTTGGACACGCGATGTCCACCTGTCGCCAGCATCCGAGCTTGAACGATGCTGTGAATGTGCACTCGTGCCCGCGGCATGGCTTCAACCCGCTATCGTCCACGTACTCCGGCACGATCACCGTTCCCCACACGCGCGGGTCACGAGCGTCCCAAATGCGGAAAGTCGAAAGTGCCTCCTGCTTCGGTGCCACCGGCCCAATTCTGAACTCGGCGACGTACTCGCACTCCCACGCGGGCGAGTCGTATAGCATGTTCCCGTCTTCGTCGAGCTGCCCCGCAAGCCAATCGACGAACTCCAGTCCGCTCTGTGCCGCTGCCCATTGGTCGTAGACCTGGCAGCGCGTGTTATCGCGGCCGTAGAGCGGTTCGAAAGTCTTCGCGTTGACGTAACAGCGATCCTCTCGGCTGATCGTGCGCGTACCGTCTGCGGCCGTCAGAACGCATCCTTCGAACGTGAGCCGTCGCCATCGGTCAGACTGCGCAATCGCGTCCACGCTGCACGGCGTCGGCGAGGTGACGGCGCGGCGGCGTTGGGCGGCAACGGGCAGTGTGACTAACACAGCGCATAAAATGCGCAGGAAAAGACGTCCCCGCGTCGCAGCCCTAGAAGATCGCATCGCAGTCCTCGGAGTCATCGTTGTCCATCATGTCATCGTTCGCGTCGATCGCGTCCTGTTCCTCGCGGGTCAGCGACGCGTCGTTGCCGCCGCTCGGACGTGCTGTCTGCGCTGCGGGCAACTCCCACCGTGCGACCGGCTGAGGAACGTTGTGTGCGGCTACCGCGCGCGCCATTGCCTCGGTGACGGGTGTCAATCCGTACATGGAGTTCGGCGGGTAGTACTGCGTGATGGCCGGTTGACCGTCCGCGCCCGGGATGTCGATGCGCAGCATTCCGGCGCCTGCGATCTGCGTTTCGCGGACGAATCCGCCGAGTTTGCGGTGGCCCATCAGCTCCAATATGGACCACTCGGCATACGTGGACTTGTCTTCTGTGCTCATGACTTCTCCTCGTGAGCGTGGTTTCCGTGTTTGGCAACGAAATCTCGCTCACTCGCGTTTAGCCCGCCGCCCCATCCCGAAAAGCACGCGATGACAGACTCCTCGCCCAAGGCGGACGCGATCACATCCACTGCCGCCCTGCGCGGAGGATTGTCGAATCCCTCTGGCAATGCTGTGTCAATAGGGACAACGATTTTGCATGACCACACGTGGTACTGCTTTCTCGGCTCGCTCATGCCCGCATCTCCTTTCGTATCGTTGCAAGCGCGTCAAGGCTTTCGATCAGCGTCGTTTCGCGCTCAATGTGCTTCAAAAGTTCCTCTACTGCGTCGGCGCATCCTGTGTAGTACGCGATCACCGCATCGGCTGCACCACGATCGCGGCTCTTCTTCGCGATCTCGCGATTCGTTCGCGCGTCAGTTCGGAGAACGCTGACCGCGTAGTTGGGAGGAACCTTCCAGTTGGTCATAGCGCCATCTGCCTCTCGTCTACGCCGTCCGCGTGAGCCGTTTGATATGTGCCTCGTAGTGCTTCGTGAGATCGCACTCCTGAACGACAACATCACAGTCACCGCATCGAAACTTGAGGCAACGCTGAACCCCGTACAAACCGTCCCCGCCGTTCACTGTTACCGTTGAACTGACGAGAGGGTGGAACACGAGCCCTCCGTGAGCAATCGTTTCCGTTGCCGATCGCTCTCTTTCGGGATCGTGCGCGGTTAAGCGGCGGTGTAGTCGTCCACACCTGCAGGTCAACGTTTGCGAGCGTGGCGCGAACTCTCGATGCACGCCGCACGCACAGGTGAACCTGCGTTCGTTCTTGCGGTGAACTACGACGACAGTTTCTGTCATGCTCGTTTTGCACCCCGTTTAGATTTGCCGGTGATGAGGAATACATTCGCGCCGGCGCCGCCGCCGATACGATCAAGAAGTGCGTTCATCCGTGCTTCGTTGTCCCGCTGGACCGCACCGAGCGAAGCCTGATCCGGCGCGTAGTTGGCCGTGAAGATCGTCGGCAGTTGGTTGCGCCATCGGTTATTCACGAGCTCGAAGAACACCGACATCGAGTGATCGGTTGCGTGCTCGTGTCCGACGTCGTCGACGACAAGCAAATGCACATTGGAGAAGAACACCCGTTGATCGGCGGCCCCTGCTGACCCGTAGGCGTCGTAGATCTCGGAGAGCAGACCTTGCAGCGTGACGAATCGGCCTTGACATCCGCGTTTTATTGCGTCGCGCATTGCTCGCGCGGCCGCGGCGCTCTTTCCCACGCCGTTGCTGCCGTATACGAAGGCAAAGGGCGGATCAAGCCGTTCGTACGGCTTCAGCGCCGCGAACCGTGCGCAGTAGGCCATGTAACCCGTGAACGCCTCGCCTGTGCCCTTCAACTCATCGAGCGGTTCGTTGATCTCGATGTGACTGATTCCCGACAATCGCAGGCGGTCGCCCATGTTTCTCGCACGGCACGTTTCGCACGTCACAATCGCGCCGTAGCTCCCTTCTTTGGTCAGGTAGCCGAGAGGTTGACCACATCCGACGGTGACGCACGGAGGTTCCCATGTACCGACCGGTCGCAGAGCGGATGGCGGTTTCTCGGTGAATGCGGGATGCGGCAGGCGCGTCATGATCTCTGCTGTGACCTCTGCCACCGGTTGCGCCGGGAGCTCGAATTTGCCCCGCGCTCGAAGCTGCTCTCGAATCATCTCCAGCTTTGCCTGAGCCGCGCTGAGCATCGCGTCTTCGTCCAGATGCTCGCTCATACCTCTTCGTCCGTGTTCGCTGCGTAGGAGACCGGGACGCGGCGAGGTGAAGCGTTAACCGGCTGACTTCCGTTGCCTCCGGCGCGGCGCTTCGTGTAGGTTCCCCACTCTTCCGCGTTGCGCATGTGCCGCTGCCACGACGCAAGCGCGCTTGCGATCGGTCCCTGCTTCGTCCTGTACTTACACTCGCGTAGGCGGATCTTCCAATCCTCTGTCGCGAGATCGACCGGCACCGATGGCGCTTTCAGCGCCGCCCATTCGCGCTGTTTCGCGTCTGGTTCAAAGGCCTCGATCTCGGCGATGACGTCGGCGTTCGATGAGTCAGCGCGCTTTGCGCGCGGCGGTTTTGACTTTGGTTCTCCGCTTTGCTTCTGCTCTCTGCTTCTGCTCTCTGCTTCTGTTGCCGTAACGTTACGCGTTACCGCGTTACTGTTACGCGTTACACCGTGACGCTCGCGCCATCTTCGAACGCGGTCTGCGGCGGTGTAATCGCGCTCGCGATACTTGTCGTAGTTCAACACGAGGTAGCCGCCGTTCACTCGAATCAATCGACGGCCGTCATGCTCCTGCGAGCGAGATTCTTGCTCGGGTGAGCCGAGGCGTTCAAGCGCAGCCAGCCCGTCTTCCGGTGACATCCCGCCAGCGCGGCGGACGATTCCTGATCCTGCTGCCGCTACAAAGCCATACCAACCGGGCGGTGCGCTCCATCCCGTTCCCTCAAGACGTCGCACATGTATCTGCGGCACCGGCTCCGTGAACTCGCGCGGCTCGGCCATAAGCAGGGCAGTGAGGAAGACTATTCGGGCCTCGTAGTCATCCCAAATCGTTGATGTCAGAATGCCGCAGTCGAGTTTGACGAATGGCAGGAGAGCACCTCCGAACACGGATCGATTTCGGCAACGAGGTTACGCCGTTACGCCGTAACCGTCAACCACCGCTTTCCTACCAAAGCCGCACCCGCCCGTATTCGGTCCAGAAGGCGCGCGCATGCTCCAGAGCGGGAAGGTTCACGGCCAAGCGACTCTTCAAGGAACTCTCCATGGGTCGATGGGCTGATCTCGCGCGCGAGTGTGAAGCCTTCGGTGCGATGTACGCCGGTTGCGGAGACCATGAGTCGCCATCCGGCAACACGTAGCGCGTCCAAGTTCCGGCGCGTGCCAGTCCGGCGAGGCGTAGGCAATCATTCGTCCCGCCGCATCCCCATCGCGTGAATCTTCCGCGCCATCCGGTCAATCTCCGCATCAGTACGCGCGCGTGGCTGCCTGCCTGCTGGCCCCGGGATGCGGCAGCCTTCGCAGATATCGCGCGGGAACTTCGGGCGGCGCAGCGAGGCTGAGAGGCGCGCCAGCAGGGCAGCGAGAGAGTTCCTCACGGAATCACCAGCGCCGGCGCAAGCACGCGCTGAAAGGCGGAGGGGAACTCGCGGCGCATCAGATCATCAGGTATCCGCCCCTGCTGCCCGCTCTTGAATGCGGAGTCCTGCTTGACGAAGCACGGCACGCCCTGTGCGGCGCACTGCTCCACGATTGACGCGAGCCAGCGTACCTCCATCTCCCGGCGCTTGAAGCCACTCTCGCCGCCAACAATCACCCACCCTATGCCGGAGAGGTCGATCGCGCCGAGATCTTCTAGTAGCGGCTCAATCGAAAGGAATCGATTCGTGTCGTCGATCGCCTCGCGCAGATCGTCGATTCTCGGCAGGCCGTACTTGCGGTCCTCTACACTCACGCCGAACCACGAATTTGCCCACCGCTCGAACTCGCGCGAGATGAGCGAGCAATCACGGCGTACGCGCGCGATGCGCTTCGTCAGAATTTGATAGATGTGATCCGTTTTCGCAGCGACGCACTCAGCTTCCGCGCGCCACGCGTCCGCCTCTTCGATGAACCAATCAGACCACGAGCACGTGAAAACGAGCGACGGCTCTTTCCACTTCAGCGGCGCGTTGAACATGGTCTTCGAACGCACGACGGTGTTCGGATCCTGCCCGTATTGCTTCTTCTCCGTGAACATGTAGCAGTTTGTACAACCGGGTGAAATCTTGTGGCAGCCATGCCATGGGTTCCACGTCTTCTGGGTCCACGCGATGCCGGTGCGGTCACCCATTCGAGGCTCCTTCGCGCGCCAACTTCTTCACGCAATACTCATGCGCTTCGCGATAGTTTCCAGCGTCAACGACAGACTTACCGGGACTGATCTCGTCGCCGCACACGGGACAACGCGGAAAGTCAGGGTCCCACGCGTCGCGTGGATCAAACGCATACGCTTTGCAGCCGAACTTCATTTCATCCCTCCCCACAAATCGATCTGCGCCGAGTCGGAATCGGCGAGCGGCATGATGCGGAACTCCGACCGAGGCTCTCGCCCGTAGACCTTGACGCCGGTCACGGCGCAGATCTGCGAGTCGTCGTTCCAAAAGGTTTCGCGCCACGCATCCATGCAGTTTTTCAACAAATTGTCTACGTCTGGCTTCGTTGACCACCAAGCGGCAGAGCGCCCCGCTGGAAGCTTCGCAGGCGGACGGTGGACAAAGGCAGCGTCCAAACGGATCGGCCCCGCCAGTGGCACGCGCGGCTTGTAGCGGAGCACCTGAAGGCGCAGCGCTTCCTCTGCGGTCGCGGTACGCTTGTCGGGATGCTGGTGAATCCACACGCCAGACGTGATCGCAGCTTGCACGGCGGCAGGACCTTCGCCACGGCGCACCATGTCCATGATCTCGAGCGCTAAGCCTTTCTTAAAACGGAGTTGCGCGCGATGACGATGCTTCGGTTCAGGCTCGCCCGGAATGACAAACTGGATCATCGGCTTTTTCCACGAAAGCGTGTGTTGCGGCCAGGGCGTCCAGCCGCGATCCATGCCGCGCGCGTCGATTCGTACAGAGCTTCGGCGCTGCGCAACTCGCTTTGAGCGAGGCGCCGCGCGGTATCGCGCATCGGATACATGCCGTCATCAGCGGCCCGTGAACGAGCATTCGCAAGGCGTTTTCGAGCGCGATCAAACGCGCGCCATTTAGGGTTGGTTGTCATCGAACTAGAACCTCGTCAGCGTTGGCATGTGCACCAGCCGATCCGAGCCACGTTGGCGCCAAGAGTCGGCCGATATCAAACGAGCAGGCGTCGCAGATCGCCAGTAGAACGCAGAGCGTCACAGACGGCAAGCCGCCGAGTTCTATCCTCGACAGCAGGCCGTCAGTCCTTCCGATGCGTTTCGCCAAGTCTTCAAGGTTAAACCCGCACTCCAATCGCACCTCTCGAATGCGCCAGCCGAGTTCCTCCTGTCCGATCTCGGCATCGAACGCGAGCGTTACGCGGACCCGCGTTTCGTCGCGCTCGCCGATGGAGATCTCGTGCCGCTGTTCAGCGCGTAGAACGGTGTCGAGGTGGACGGATGCGCCGATCACGTGCGGTACTCCACCATCGGCTCATCGCCGCGCAGCATCAGCGGGTGACGCGGTTCGCCCGCCTTCGTCGTTCCGAGACACCATAGCCGCTCATGGTGGTAGCGCAGGAGTCGCACGACGGCATCGCGCCGGTCGTAGTAACGCTTCGGAATGGCGCCCCACGCGCACACCACACGCGCGGCCTCCGCAGCCGCAGCGCCGATGTACTCATGGTTCTTCGGCCCAACCGGATCGTCAGCCCACGCGAGCCGTTTAGGATTCGTAGCGCGGTACGCGAACAGGTTGACTACCGCGAGTCTTCCGAATCCTTCGCGCAGCGTGAACGAGATGCAACGGCGGATGGTCGGATCGTTGTGCGTTTCGCCAGCCACGCTCGGGTTTAGCATGACGAAAAGGAGCGTCCGCTCGTCGGAGTACGTCGACATCTTGCGCCACAGCTTGTAGCGGTAGATCAGAGGCTCGCCTTCAGCGATGCTGCCAAACTCCGCGCCGGATATTGAATCGGAAGCGCCGTCGCCGTACGGACCTTTGCCGCAGCAACTCACGAGAGATCTCCCGTAGACTGTTCCGCCGCCCAATCCTCTGCCATGTCAGCCGTGTAACACTCATCGCTGCGGTGGTCGAAGTGCGGGCACAGGCACGCGTCACCAAACAAGCAAGCGCGGTAAGTCTCGTTAAAGTCAGGCTCCCAATTGTCGTTGTACTGATCAGAGTCGAGAACGTCCCATACGTGCGCCATGCCCTCACTCCTTCACGCCGAGCTCGCGGCGACGTTCGATCAACACGGCAGCCCCATTTCCTGACGCTTGACGCGCCGCGCTTCGATAGATTCACGCGAGAGGTACCCACCAAGCACTAATTCCTGGCGGCAGTGTGCGAGGAATTGAATGAACTCGTTTACGAGGTGTTCGATCTCCGCAATGAACTTCTCGTCACGTTCGATGCGATGAATCGCCGACGGCAACTCGGGGTTGTACAGCAGTAGATCCCACCACTTTCGGCCCGTGAGCCACAGGCATCCCTGAACCTGAGTCTTAAATTCACGGTCAGCAAATCCGACAAGATAGCCGACGTGAATGGCGGCGGATTTAGCTTTTATCTCCAGTCCGCCATCGTCACCGGCGAGGCTATCAGGAGAGCAACCGACTAGGCCGTCATCACGAACGATGAAGCCGGCCGCGTCAAGAGTGACGCCCTGAACGAACTCGTAATACTTGCGCGCGTCTCGTTCGAGATCGGATCCGCGCGTCATGAACTGCGATTCGGATTCGTCGATAGGATGGTCGAGCATTTCCTCCGCGAGAAGTTCCTGCGCGTACTTGTCCCACGACCCTGATTTCTTCATCGAAGGCGTGATGATGCGGTGGAACTCGCTCGCGGTAGGAATCCCGAGACGCGCGTACTTCCAATCGTCGGATCCTTGCGCGAAATCAAGGCGGATCATTTCTTCCGCCTTTTATGTTCGAGCCCGCGTTGCGCCCGCTTGAAGTTGCCGCGAGTGATCTCCTCGTAACTCGAAACGTTCATCCACTTGAAAAACTCTTCCTCATTCGCCACCACTTCCTTCGCCAGCGCCTTCAGTGCCGCCGCCTCTTCCGGAAGGATCGGTTCCATGTCGAAGCTGTCAGCTTCAACGTCTGCTGTGGAAATGCCGAGCACGTCGATCAGGCTGAGTCGCTTCGCGTACTGGCGAGCAGACGCGTACTTCTGTTGCTCGCTCATGCCCGCCTTGCTCTCGACCGGTGCGGAGAACGAGGCTGTCTCGCTGTGCCCGTTGACGTGGCGCAGCTTGCACGTGGCGGTCATCAACCGGTCCTTGACTTCCGTGTTCCAGTTGTATGAGAAGCCGCGGGCGTGAAGGAGTGGGCGGACAATCTTCTCGATCGCCGGAAGTTCGGCGTATGCATACGAGGTCGTGCCGCCACCTTGGTTCGCGAACGAAACCCTTTTCGACTTGGGGATCGTCGGGCATTCGTTCTGGAATTCGGCGAGCGCAACCGCAAACTCCGTTGCGGCCTGCCTGTCGGTAATGCGTTCGTGGAGTCCGACAAGTCGCTCCATCGTCTCGGCGTCCCGCCCCATTTCGAGCGCGTACCGCAGAAGATCTGTGACGTCGCCGGGAGATGTGACGGTCATGGCGGTCTCGCCTTGAAACACGACAGGCGCGTTCGGGAACTCCGACGGCCCGCTCATCGCCGCCTCCGAGAGCAGCGGCAGCAACGGAATGGCAGGTTCAGCGCCGGACCACCGAGAAGCCAAAACCACAAACGGCAATCAACGCAAACGAGCATGAACGCAGCGGGGAGCGGCATGGGTTACACCGTGCCCGTTTCGCGCACCGGCTTGTACGTCATGCGCTCGTGCGCCTTCACTTCGACGTTGAACACGCCACGTTCATAGATGAGATCCGGAAGCTGATCCTCCGTCTCTTGCTTGTCGATCTGATCCGCATAGGTCTTGACGGTGATCCGCAACGCCTTCTCAAGATCCCTCAACTCCGTTTTCAGATCTTTGAGGGCTGCTGCTGTCGCTTCTACTTCCGCGCGCTTTTTGTCCGCCGTGAGGTACGCTTCCTCAATTGCCGGAATCTGCTTCTGCGGGAACATGTCATCGGTGGACTCATCAATTTTCTTCCGTTTCGCCATGCTCAAATCCTCCGTGCCACACACTGTATCACAGTCCGTGCGGAGCGGAATGATATTGCTTTAGGGGTGCGCGTCAATTGCGCGCTGGGTGGCCGTTGCGGCCGACGGGCGTGGTGTCGAGAACTTCATCGCGCGAGGGTCCGCTGCCGAACGTGCTCTTGACGGGCGTGCCGTCTTTCTTGAACCGCACGGCGCCGTACTCCTCAATGTCCGCGAAGATCTTGACTCGGTCACGCTCTGGACGGCGATAGGACTTCTTCCCGAAGTCCGTGCTGTACGCCCGGATGGTTCCCGGCTTCACGCCGTACTTGTCGGCGAGCGTCTTCTCGATCCGGACTCGATGCTCACGCGTCGATTCCCAAAGGCAGCCGGGGGCGTGATCGTAGCCGCTGCCCTTGCAGGCTTTGCACGTCCTTCGCTGTTCAAGATCGCCGCCGCAGGCCGAGCATTTGCCCGGCTGTCCCGCGCAGTCAACCGCCCGGTGGCCATTCGGAGCCGTCAGCTTTCGCGGTTGGAGCTCTGGAAGGATGCGGCGCATGTTGGCGAAGGTCTGTGCTACCCAATGTGTACTTGCCATGCGGCAGAGTGTACGGCATGGTGTAGTTAGGATGCAAATGCGGCCGTGTACGACGACGATGGTTCAACGCACGGGTGCTTTCATGTTCAGCTTCGTGTGGTCGTACAGGTTGAGGCGTTCCGCGATGCGCATTCGTTGATGCGATTGCCCGCGCTTTTCGTTGAAGATCAGCGCCCCAGCGCAGTGGGGCGTTTCAGGGGTACGCGCAACGAACACGCCCTCGTCATCGTCCACGTCGCACGCCTTGTGACAGGCGAATTCGCCGCTCGCGAATGCGCGAAGACGAGCGATCGTGAATCCGTGCGCCATTGATTTCAGGAACGGGCATTCGTCGCACGGTGTCGTCATCCGGTAGTGCATCTACACGTTCTCCTCAACCCGCAAGTCGATCGCCTTCTCTTCTCGCCGGTCGATCTCAAGGTGCACGCGCCGGCGGATGTAGTAGAGGCGGAGAAGTTCGAACTGGTCCTCCGGAACGATGACTGCGACCGTATCGCATGCGTCGATTGACTGATCAATGATGTCGTCGATAAACGCCATGATCGGCGAGATCGTATCGGCAGGCGGGCTTACCTTCTTCGCATCCGCATCCGCGATTTCGTCCAAATGACGGCGCGCGGCGGCGAGTTCTCCTGGTGTGAGGGGCTGAACGTAGTTGCTCACATCCGCCTCCGAATGCGATCCAGCAGATACCCGCCCGCGCGCAGTCCGACCAAGATGACTGGCGTCCCGTCGCCGAGGCACCACGCCGCAGACCGGGTAAATGTCTGCTCAACCGTCCCATCGTCACGCGTCAGGTTGACGAGCGTACCAATCGGGTTGGTCGCGTTCCAAGCATCGGCATCGCGCGGGCCGTTCTTCGCTCGACGCATTGCGCGGCGACGAGATTCGATGGCAGAGGCGTTCTTCACTGCTGATGCTTTCACGCGCTGCTCCGACAGTACTCACCCGGATCGCACTCGTTCAGCACGAGACCGGAGCCGGTGCTCCATCGGCCAGAATCATCATCGTATCGCTTGATGTCGTTGCGAACGAACCCGCCAGTGTCGGGCGCGATGATCCTCGCGACGGCCCGGTCCTCGAACGTGTAAAAGATTGCGCGACCGAGCAATGCGGCGATGTTCGAAGCCTGCACAGTGTCGCGCACAACGAAGATAGCATCGGTCTTCATGCGTAGCCTGCCTTTCGCACGCGCTCCAGTTGTTCGAACCAGTAGCGCTGTTCCTGGGGGATCTTGGAACCGATTTGCTGTGTCGTGCAGGAGAGGCAGAACCGCACGAGTTGGCCGTCCTCATGGCTGCGCTCAACTGCGCCCCATTTGTGCTTCCCACCTGAGCGCGTCTGGCACGGAGAAATGGCTTTCATGCTCCTTCCTCCTCGTGGCACCAGCACGGGCGCGGATACCACGGACACTTTCCGCGTGCGTGTTGGCGCACGTCCTCGGCGCGCCAGATGCGTTGATGCATGTCGCACAGATAGGCGCGCGCGTACCGGTAGACATCGCTGGCGGAGCGCACGTTTTCACGGCAGCACGGGCAGGAGACGGTTACTTCGATGGCGTGTGCAGTCATCGCGAATTCCTTTCAATCCACGATTCCCACTGTTCGCCGAGCGGGTCAAGCTGCGGCGGTTCGTGCGCTGCTAGCAGCAGCCGCTTACGCGCAGCGCGCAGACGATATGCCGCCGCCTGCCGCTGTTCTGGCGACAGTTGTTTCTTTGCAGTGAACCGCACGCGGTGAGCACGGAACGCGACCTTCAGCGCCCGTTCCTGCTCAGCGCCCATGAACCACCGCACGAGGTCGAGCAGGATACTCGCGAACTGCCACCCGTGCGACGCGCGCGGCTCGCACTTCTCGATCTCTTTTCGCCGCGCAGCGAAGTCGTTGCGCCAATAGTTCGTTCCGCGTTCGGTTGCTTCTCGTGCCGCACGATCCGTCTTTCTGCGTCGTTCGTATTCGGCATCAGCGCTGTTCAGAGCGTGCGCGATCTCATGGAGTACGACCAACTCTTTTCGCGCCCATCCGGCAGGCAGGCTCAGACCACCCAATCCGCCGCGCGCAATCCGTGTGCCGCGACCATCCTTCACGTGGAGCCGAGTAGGTGTGTTCGGGTAGTTGCGCCGCACAACTGCGGAGCTCAGAACCTTGTTCACGAACAGCGTCACGTCGGCGATAGAGCCATCGCCAACAGTCTCGGAAGCGATTGCACGTTCCGCGCTGTACAGCTTTTGCTTCTGCGAGTCACGCGGGCGTTTCATCACTTCTCCCCGATCGGTCGCACTTCGCACCAATCATCCCGCTTCACCTCGGCGTAACTCATGCGCCCGTATTCCGACGCAGCCGCTTTCTTCGCAGCACGCTCAGATGTGAAGGCGACGATGCCTTCCCGATGTGTCGTGTGTCGCAACCAGTCGCCTTCGCCGAGCCGATCCTTGCACCAAATGCCGTAGAGGGTCATTTCTTCTTCGCTCCTTCGCGCGCAAGAAACCACTCGCGCTCATGCTTCGGGATCTTCGAGCCGGTGCGGAGTTCGGGACAGCGCGCGCACGCCTGCTCCAGTTCGCCGGCCGCGTTGCGGTACGTACCCGACCAGCGGTGACGGTTCGACCAGCGGTTGCCAATGCAGATCATGGCGTCGGCACCGGCCAGTTTTCCATGTTACGCAGTTCCGACTCGGCGGGGTTGTGGAGCTTCGGAATGGCAACTACGGTAAAGGGCGACACGCGCACTTCGGTGACGCAGAATCCGCCGTTGCTATCGGGTCGCACGTAGTAGGGTTGACCGTACTGCTTCGCGTTGGCAAGCGCGCGACGGCATGCACCCGCATAGGTCACATCGATCGTTGGTCCCATCAGTTTCTTTCTCATCACTTCTCCTTCGCGATCACATCGCAGTGCTTCAACACGGAGTTTGCGAGCGTGAACCCGTTGATCTGCTGCGCCTTGAACTCGCGCGCGCGCATCCGCATGTGGCTTACTTCCGACGCGACGCACTCCATGTACTTCAGCGCCGCCTCGCGCATGGCGTGCACTCGCCCGCGCACGAAGTCGTTGAACTTTTGCTCGTTCGGACCGTCGCAGAACTCATCATTGTGTCCTTCGCAGAGGCCGTCCAGGAACTCTGGTTCGTCGCACAGGATGCAGGTCGGCTTTCTCACGGCGCAACCTCGACGTGTGAGAGCCGGTTGTTTAGACCGTCGTGGAACCGCCAGATGAACAGCGATTCGGCCGTGTCGTCGTCGTACTGAATCACGACGATGTCGTCGTTAAAGAATCGAAGTACGGTGCCGAACCGTTGACGGCGTCGGTCGTCAACGTACGACAGGCGTTCGTGAGCGCGCGGCTTACGTTTCAGCGTCATGCTGCAAACTCCCGTTCCGCGTGCTCGAAGTGGGTGAGCTTTCCGCCGTTGCACTTCGGGCATGTGGCGACGTGGCCCCGTCCGTCAGACGTCGGGACCACGCGCCAGAATGAGGCATCGAAAAGGGCGATGAGGAGGTAGCGCTTGTCAGCGGCGAACCGCTCGGTCACGCCGCATGCGCAGGTGAGGATCAGGGAGTGTTTCGGTTGCATGAACACAATGTAGTACGCAACCTTGACAAAGTCAATACTTCGGCGTAGATTGTTTGCTGGAGGTGGCAATGAACGGCAAACGTGGACGGGAAATCAGCGTACCGGCGCCGCACCGGAAGATCACCGTCATCATGAACAACGACATGGCGGACAAGCTGGATGCGATGGCGAGGGACGTGCGGGATCACGAGGGGCCAGCGTGGTCTGCCTCCGCGATCATCCATGCGTTGATCGCAGACAGCGACGTGGCTAAGGTGGCGAAGAAACTTCGCTCAATTGAGGCGCTGAGGGAGAGTGGGAAGTGAAAAACTACGACCCACGCTACTACATTGAGATCGTTGCCCATCACCCGAAGCATGGCGAGCCGTTCATCGTTATCGCCCGCAAGGAAGACGGTGCGTTCGTTCGACTTCCGCGCGAACTGGAAAACTTCACGCCGGCGAGCAACGTGTGCGAACTGCTGGCGGATGGTTTCACGTTGGAGGTACAGCCGGAGCAACCCGGAGTGCGACCACTCAAAACACGCGGTGACCTGGTTCGGTATCTTTCGAAGATGGCGCGCCAATATGCGCAGGGCGGCATCGAAGAATCAGTGCGCCGCAACTCGCACATGAACCAAGTCATGAGCGGCATCGAGTTCAACCGCATCTCTGCCGAGGCCGCAATCGTTGATTTCGTGAACTACGTCGCCGCGAGTCAGTGCATCTACCTCGGCCTCTACGCCAGCGATCTCCGAAAGGCAGGCGCGTGATGGCGCACGCTTCAACCTCTGTACCGCATGGGCCATCAGGACCGCATCCGTTTGGGCGCTGCTGCAACATCCTGCCGATGGCTCCGACGTGCTCTTGCCCGTGTCACTACGACGCGGTCCCTGAGCCGGTTTCCAACGTGTTCCTTCAGGGGTTGGCGAAGGGGCCGGCTGTGATTGCCGAAACGTGTATCAACTGCGGCAAGCCGCGCGATTACACTTTCGACGGAGTGTTGCAAAGTATCTGCGAGGCATGCACCGACAGCAACGTACGCTTGCGGACTGACAGGAATGAGCCGTACGCCTATCGGTCCGCCAGCGGCGACATCATTGCTGCTGACCGAACGAAGGACAGAAAGGCGCGCGATGCGGCGCACTCAGCGCTGGACCTTTTCATTGACGCCAATATCGACGCGCAGCATAGCGGAGGCATGCGGGAAGCGGAGTGGGCTGAGAAAATGCGCGCGATCGGAATAGCGCGGCATCGGCTCGAAGACGCGATGAATGAAGCGTGGAGACCGCCCACGACCGCTGACCCATGCGACGACTGCGGCGCTTCTCGGGCGTTCTGCGAGTTCAACCAGCAACGAAAGCGCGGTTACTGCTGCGTCGGTTGCACGCACTTGGAAGTGAAGCCATGACCGCGCATCCGCCGGACATCTGGATTGAGACGCGCCACGAGTTGCCGATGTACGGAGAAGTCGTCCGCGTGAAGGATGCCGCCGGCGTCGAGGCCGACGCGATCCGGATGCAGCGAAACAACGGCATGCCAGACTTCTGGATGCTCGACACCAAACCTTTCGTGCTCTACGACGGAGAGCCGGTCGCGTGGCGGTACTTCGTTTGGAAGGAACGAGGTGGTCTGACCGACGAGGAGAAGCGATGAAGAAGGTTTTGTACATGCACACCCTTGACGGACGGCCCGGCTACTTCGACGGCGAGCAGATCGTATTCGCCGAAGATCGTGAAACGTGGCGCGACGACTATTATCTCTGTGTCGTTGTTGAAAGCGTCGAGCGGATCAATGACGAACGCACTAGGTCCGAAGCGTTCCGACTAAAGCACAAGTTCGACGTGCCAAAGTACGGCTACGTGATCCTGTCCGAAGCGGCTGGCGTTATCGAATGGACCGACAAATGACCCGCACCGCCACAATCGACAACCTGTTGGCCGTCCTCGAAGAAGCGAAGGAACGCGGAATCGTCGAAGCCGAGATCCGCACACCAGCGAGGAAAGTAGTTCGCGTTACGAATCGTACGTGAAAGAGCACGGGCTCACTGACGCGTGGGAGCTCGACGCGCTGCGTCCCGACGTTCTGCAACGGCTGATCCGCGACGGCATCTCCGAGCACTTTGACGAGAGCATTCACGAGGCGAATGTGGCGTTGGTGGAAAAGCGACGCGACGAGATGCGCACGAAGATGCGGAAGCGCGGGTGGATCGCCAGCGTATTCGCGGAAGAGGGAGGCGCGTAATGGCGGGCCGAAAGTGGCTTCCGGCGCTTGTGGGTGGCCGCCAATACGAAGGATGGATTGGCGTCAACGCGAACGGTGTACCGCAGCCAGACCTGCTCCGACCGAATCACCCAACGGCGGTATACCCGTCGAAGGCAGCCGCGCGGCGCGCGGGCAACGCCAACGTGCGCCGGGTGACGATTTACATCGAGGAGTGAACATGATCTACAACGACGACGAAGACGACACGGCGTTCATGCCAGCGCCGAAGGGAAGTTTCGGAGGAAACGTGCGAAGACTTGTCAACTCTGTCACCGAAGTATCGTGGCATCGCAACGGGATCAGCGGGAAAGGCTTCTACGCCGTCCTGTTCACTGGCGAAGTTGCGAACGTGTCTGCCGAAGAGGCCGCGTTCCTGAACGTCGAAGCTGGCGCGGCGATCCCGAACGCGAAGTGGTACGCAGCGATCACGGATGAACCGGGCGAGTGTTACGTCGTCTGCTTGGATCTCATTCAGACGCGCGGCGTTCGATTCGGCGCGAATTCATGGCGCGGCGATCAGTACGAAGCGGAACTGCGTCCGGCGATCGAGAAAATGCAATCGTCTGGAAGCATCCGCGTCGGCCCTTTCGGAGTGCCGGTATGACCGACCACCTCTGGATCGAATGCCGCCACGAGTTGCCGCCCCATGGAGAAGTCGTGCGCGTGCAGGATGCCGCCGGCGTCGAGGCCGACGCGATCCGGATGCAGCGAAACAACGGCATGCCAGACTTCTGGATGCTCAATACGAAACCGTTCGTGCTGTACGACGGCGAACCGGCCGTGTGGCGCTATCTGACCCGACACGGAGAATCATTGTGATCGCGCCGGAATTCGCAGAAGCATTTCGAGAAGCGTTGCGTGCTGAGTTGGCGGCGATCCTCGTGACGCCCAATGTGGACGATCGTACGAATCAAGGGACGGGGCGCAGAATGACCTTCATTACCGAACTCCGAGGGCGCGGCATCATCGGGCGATCCGACCACAGCGGCACCTACATGCTGGAGGCTCAGGGCAATCCGTTGGGCGAGCCGCTGTACATCGAAGTGGGCGCCAAGAAACCGACACTCCGCACACGGGCGGAGATCGTTGCGGACCTTCTGCGGTTGCTCGAAGCCGGGAAGGAACGCGGCATCGTTAGCACCGAGATCCGCACACCAGCGTGGGCGGGACCAGACTCCGACGTGCCAACGTTCGAGTGCTCGTCATGCGGCGACGACAGGCCGTTTGATCACGGCGCGATGTGTGGGCACTGCGAGCGTTACTTCTGCGACACGGTGGACAAAGACTGCTACGACGCGCACGCGGAATACGCGCGGCAGAAGGGATGCGAATGATGCGAAAAACTGTCTTGTGCAGCGGAAATCACGCCGGAACTTCACCCCACGACACGTACCTCTACCGCACGATCAACGCTGATCATCCGACGCAGTACGGGGTGGATCAGTGGCAAGGGGTGTGAGCGATGACGGAGAAGGAAATGCAAGCACTTGGGCGTGGCGATATCGTTCGCCATCAGTCCGGCAACTCCTACATCGTAGTTGATAACAGCGGAGGGTTGATTTTGGCGATACGGGAGATTCACATTGGCAACCCGACTGAATGGACAGCGATCTTCAAAAATGAAGTGAACACATCGGCCAAGAAGAAACGTTTCGCGACCGATCACGGACATCCGTGAAATCCGACGACATGCCCGAGTCGGAAGAGGAATGACACCCAACTGAAACGCCACGCATGATGAGAAAGGGACTCTGCGAAATGACCAACATCACCGAAGCAAAGCGCGCCGCGTGGGAGGACACGGTGTTGCGCCTCAACCTCAACGCGATCATGGCGGAACGAGAGTTCCGCCTCGCGAAAACCATTTTCATGATCGGCGTGCAGTCGGGTCGCGAGATTGAGTTCGCGCGTCTCGAAGCGATGCTGCCTGATCTCGCCGCGAAGGATGCCGCAGATCTCGCAACGCGCATGTCGCTGCACACGATGCAGCTTGCGGACAAGGTTACGCAGGCGGTGAAGAAGTGAAGGAACAGATTCGGATTCATATCGCCAGGATTCGACATGACGGGAGCGGAACGATCATTACGGCGTCGCACAGCGTGCAGTAGTGCGGCGCAAGGCACCGGATTAGATGCAACGCGAACTCGCTTCCAATCATCCCCCTCACGCTGGAAGACGGCAACCGGATCGCGGCGGACCGCGCCGAGGGCAGGCGCACATGAGCGCCGCGCTGACCGGCTTCTACGATGTCAATTCTCCAGTGCATGCTGAACGCGACCCGCTACCGAGCCCGCCGCTGTTAACCGCTTGGTGTGGCCGCACGGCGCAATCCTATTTCGCGGTTCGCGTTTCGACGTTCTCGGCTATCGGGCGACGCCCCATCTGCCGCGCCTGCGTTCAGGCGGTGGAGGCGGAGCATCGGAGGAAGAATGGAACCACGGCGTGAGCATGGCGACGATCGGCTGATGTGGAAGACGACGAGTCCCGAGGGCGCGTGGTGCGTCTCGGAACATGAGCAGGATGCGCGCGACGTTGCCGGCGAGGACGAAGGCAACGAGTTCACCATCGAACAGGTACTTGTCACAGCCGAAGACTGGAACGCGATGCCGGAGTTCGAAGGGTGGTGAAGGATGGATAGCGCGATCAACCCGCAAGAGCACGACCCGACGAAGCCGCGATTCATGCGCGCTGGACAAGACGCAACGAAGGTGCCGTGCGGAGCGTGCGGGCGCATTCACTGGATCGGCGATTGCGGCGAACCGTGCGCGTGGCGTGAGCAATTCATGCAGGAACGCTGCGGTCTGTACGAGGACGATCCGGCGCACAGGTATTGGGCGCAAGGAATCGGGCATCCGTTCACGAGACCCGTGTGCACATGCATCATCGGATCATCTGCCGGAAGGGCGACATGCCCACGGCACTGGAGGAGCAATGGATAGCATACTCGAAGCGATCGGCCTTACCTCCGAGGAGTTGCAAACGCGCGTCGTCGACCGGATCGCAAAGTCGCTCATGACATCCGCAGTCACGGACACGGACGATGAAGGCGAGGAGTTCACCTACGTCGGTGAAACTCAGTTCGCGAAGACGATGCGGAAACTCGTCAAGGAACGAATCGACGCGAAGGTCGCGGAGATCGCGGAACGGACCGTGCTCCCCGGTGTCGGCGAGTTGATCGAGAACTACACGCTTCAGGCGACGAACGTATGGGGCGAGAAGACTGGCCAGTCGCTGACGTTCATCGAGTATCTGACGCAGCGCGCCGATGCGTACCTGCGCGAGGAAGTGGATTCAGATGGCCACTCGAAGGAGGAAGCGCGCGGAAGCTGGTACGGCGGCAAGCAGAAGCGGATCGCATTCATGATCCACAAGCATCTGCACTATCACATCAGCCAAGCGATGACGAACGCGCTGAGGAACGTCACGTCGTCAATCGCGGCATCACTGGAAGAGACGGTGAAGATCAAGCTCGCCGAGGCGGTCAAGGGGTTGAGCGTGAAGACGGAGATCCGAACGTAGGTGTACTGCACCGTGCGGCCGGCGAGTGGGCTGACCGGGCGGCGCACTGCTCTGCGCTGACCTTTTTTGAAACGGAGGATGTGAATGAGAAAAGTATCTTGTGTCGTGTTGCTCTGCGTTGGCGCTGGCGTGGCGACATCCGTGAATGCGCAGACGTGTCTGAAAGGGTTTTTCGATCGGCACGAACCTGAAATCTACTACGCGGCGTGCCCTGAGCCGCTTCAAGCACAGCAGTGCGAATACGACGTGGAATTCCGGGTGGACGGCTGCGTGGAGCCGCCGGAACACCAGACGGGCGGCAACTGCACAGTTGAACAGGTGCCATTTAGTAACTACATGACTACGTGCCAGCTCAGGGGCGGTTTTTGCGGCAGCATGTATTGTTTCTCTTGCTGGCATGGCACTTCCGCGAATGAAACGAATCAGGGCACCTGCACGGCTTACCACCCGCCAGTCTGTCCCGACAACAACAACAACGGTATCTGCGACAAGGACGAAGAAGAGGGTGGAGTTATCAATCCCGGTTCGCCGATCCTGGTCAACCTTGGGCAGGGGCCGTGGCGGTTTTTAGGTGCGGCGCTGTTTGACCTTCAAGGCCATGGTCAAGCGGCTCTATGGTCGTGGCCGGATGGGCAACTCGCCTTCCTTGCGCTCGACATCAACGACAACGGTGTGATTGACAACGGTCGCGAGTTGTTCGGTGACCAGATTGACACCAACGGTTTCGAGCGGCTGCGCGACTTCGACAGCAATCACGACGGTGTTGTGAACCCCATGGATGACATCTGGCCGCACCTCCAACTCTGGTTGGACGCGAACCGCAACGGCGTCACTGATGCCGGAGAATTGACGACAGTGAACGAGTCGCAGATCGTAGAGTTCTCGCTCGACTACCACCGCACGGGTCGGCGCGACCAGTCGGGAAACTTCTTCCGGTACGAGGCGCTTGTGACGTTTGCGGGCGGGAAGCGCGAGCCGTACTACGACGTGTACTTCAGAAGAATGCAGTGAGGTTTTACCCGGTGGCGCGGAGCAGCGCGCCACATGTCAAGCCGCCAGACGGTCATTTCGCCAGCGATGATTTGTCGCTGAGATAGCTGACGACTCTACTTAACCTGCCGTTGATATCGTCGATCCGCTGGTCGATGGCTTTGTCACTTTCGGCCAGCATCTTTTCGACGTATCGAATGCTCTCTGCTGTCGCGAAATCCTTCGCGCGGTCAATCAGCGTGTCGTTGATATGAAGGCGAATGATTTGCTTCATCTGCTCCTGGGTGCGCTCTGCGTGCATGATCTCGTTGATCGTGTCTTCTACCTTGTCGCTCACGAATTCGGCGAGTTTGGCCTGCGTCTGTTCCTCAGCTTTTTTCAGAGCCGCCGCTCGCTCGTCCCGAGCCTTCCGCAGGTCCATCCGGTATCGCAGAACGAGAATCACGCCACCGATCCACGTGATCAGGATTCCGATCACCGTGACCCACGACGGCGCCTTCCATGTCGGCACCACATCGAGGAACGCGGTCAGATCCGCGATCATCCTTGGTTGCGGTCGTGTGCCGCCAACTCTCGAGCGATATCCTTTGCAGTGATCGGGCGCTTCGTGGAGCTCTCGACAATCGCTTCGAGCTCTGGATGACGCTTCAGCAACGCTGTCAGTTCTGCGAGCGCGGTCTGCACTTTCGTCTGGTCCTCCGAGTGCCGGACCGTTTCGATGAGTGCGTACGCTTCGGCCGTCAGAGAAATCCATTCACCGATCGTCATTGCTTCACCTCGGCCTGGAGCGCGATCATCTTCTGTTGTGCGGCGGACAGAGTTTGCGCGAGCGTGTCAAAGTTGGCTGGCTTCTTCCCGGTAGTGCGCAATTCGATGAGCGCCGGATAGAAGGCAGCATCCGCAGCCCGCACCTCGTCGCGGATAACCTCGAAGCGCGGCCACGCCGCCGGCAGCTTTGCGCACGGCGAGAGTGCGGCACCGTTTGCGCACCCGACATCGCGCAGCCACACGATCCAATCGCGCGCCGCTGCGTACTCAGTGCTGTTCTTTTCGTAGTCGTCGAGTGTCGCATGGTAGCCCGACGTGGCGCAGGCCACGGCGAGTAGGAGAATGATTGGAACGATGGCGAGTTTGCGCATTCGAAGTTCCCTCACGCTTTTGGCAACTGGTTTGCCGCCGCGCCGGTAATCGGTCCGACGGTCTTGTATTTGCGGATCAAGATGTTGACGACGCTTACGAGTGAAGCGGCGACACCAAGAAAGCGCACGATGGTATCAACGATGTCCTGATACTTCGGTGGCATGAACTTCAGCACAGCGCGCGTCTCATCTCCGCTGAGGAGTGTGGCGAAGTCGGCGAACAACTGCGGCGCGATCACGAGAAAGATGCCGAGGGTGCCCACAACCGCGTTCAGTCGTGCCGTCCACGATTGCGACAGCGGTTTCGGCTCAACGATCACTTCGTCAGCCATGTGCTACTCCTTCTTCCGCGGCGCATCGGTGCCGCTCACGTCGTACGGTCCTTCGTACTCGCCGCCATTCATGCGAATGGTGGACTTGTGGCGTTCCTCGGCCCATCGCAGAATGAGCTCGGCGCGATGGCAATCCACCTCCGACTCAGCGCGAAGCAGTTCCTTCTCATCGTCGCTGATATCGTCCTTCGCTTCCTCGTACGCGCTCTGGTGTTTCTCGGCCGTCTCCAGAAGCACGCGCGCAACTCGTGCGAGGCGTCCGGTGTCGACGATGATTTTTCGGCAGACTGCATCGCACGGCATAACTACTCCCCTTCTTTCTCTTCCTTCGGTTTCTTGATGCCCGTTTTCGCCTCGACGTAAGAAAGGCGGCTGTTCAGGTTGTACTGGTAAGCCTTCTCGATAGTATCAACCCGGTTCTCGATCTTGTCTATGTCGCGGCGCATGGTTTCCTGCGTGGTGCGCTGAATCAACGCCATGTCGCGCGTCTCTTGCACCGATCGCTTGATGTCAGAAAGTTGAATGACAGCGATGGATAGTAACGCGACCATGATCGTCACTAGCGCCGCGAAGATAGCAGGCCACGGCGCCACGCGATCGCCGTTGCGGTGCTCAGCGCGGCGGTCTGATCCCGCTCTGCGCTCCTCGCCTTCGTATCGGTCGGGCATGTTAGTCGGAGTCGCAGCAAACGGACGGAGGAGTGCCATAGTGCTCATGCCATTCCGCGCTTGCACCTCTCATTCCTCCGTGAGAGTACGCGGGACGGATTGAAGGCGCAACGATTTACGTGCGGCGTGCGGTCTTCGCTTTGGCTCTCCGCGTCCCTTTACCTGTTCAGCGTCATGAAAACCGCGACGCCCGTACCCAAAATGCCGAGCAGTCCTCCGATCAAAGTCACAGCGCCGAGAAGTATTGCCCATCCAAGGCCGAGCCCCTTCGACTTGCCTGCGCCTTCGTACGCCGACTTCTCCAGCGCGGAGATCCGATCGTTGATCTGCGTCACCATGCCCGCGAGAGTTGCCGCCTGAGCTGCCGCCGTTGTCGCGACCTGATTGCGCAGCGTCTCGGCATTGGTCGCCGTCACGTGGGCCAACTCCCGCACCGCCGTCTGGACACCGCTCGCTTCAGACTCGCGTGAGATGGTGGATGCCCGCAGGATGGCATCAAGACGGTTGGACTCCAACTCGCGTACCTCTTTGAAGTGGCTCTCACGGAGTTGAGCCATCTCTTCCAAATGGGATCGCTCGCATTCCCGTAGATCATCCATGCGAAGGATCGCTGCTTCAACAAGAGCAATGACATTCGCAGTCGGATCAATCGGCGCTTGCGGCATCCATGGAAATCATACCGGTTTCGCGTACCCTTGCGGCGTGACGGTCGCCGAAATCACCGCCCTGCTGATGGGGGCTGCAGCCCTCGCTGGATTGTGGCTCAAGCACCGCGAAACGGGATCACGCGAGACGGCTTCTCAGGTTGAATCAATCTCTCGGCTGCTGGCAGATCTGAAGTCAGCGCACGACCAGATCGACATGTATCGTGATCAACTTGAATCGTCGCGTGATCAGGAAGACGACTGCCAGGACCGCCTGACGGATGAGCGCCGGAAGCATGCGGCGACGATGGCTGAGCTCGGGCTTGCAGTCCAGAAGTGCGCGAAGCTCGAGGCGGCGTTGCCGTCGCTTCAGATCGCCGCGAAGATCGAAAAGCTGTCGCCGGGCGTGCGGCGCGTGCTGGACAAATGCCGTGATGGCATCGTGCTGAGCTCAATCGCAGAAGAAGGTCGGTTCGTCTACGTCAACCGCACGTTCGCTGACGCCATCGGCAGAACCGTAGAAGAAGTGATCACGGCCGGTTGGAAATCCCTGATCCATCCAGCCGACATGCCCGACACGACGGCAACCGAGTCCCTCGCTTGGATCAAAGGTGGAGAGGTCGTCAACCGATACCGGCATTCGAACGGATCGTATGTGCAACTTCGATGGCACTTCACGAATTACGAGGAAGGTCTGTCGCTCTGCATCGTCTGGTTTGAGCGACGGAGAGGCGATCCCTCGCCCATCGTCACCGCAGAAAGTTGACGGGCGAAACGCCACGAATTCGGGCGAACCGTGTCTTTCTTAGCAGGAGGAAAGAGAACATGGACCGTCAAGGATGGATGAATGCGTGCCTTTTGGCTTGGACGATGGCGGAGGTTGGGTTGGAGAAGGAGAGCAAGGAATGCACCTCGGCAGATGCCTTCGATGCGCTGGACTTCCTGCTTCGCCCGGAGGATGAGCCTAGTAGCGAACCATCGAAAACGACGTAAACGCGGCGTTAACGGCGAGCGTCCCCGTCGAATCCTGGAACGCGACCAGCTTCGCATAGTCGCCCGCCGTCAGGTAGACCAGCGCCGTGCACGTGATGCCGGTCGAGAAGCCGCTGGCGGCGGGGACGAAGGCGTAGGCCACGTAAGTCGTGCCATTGATCTGAATCCCGCACTGGCGCGCCCCGGTGCCGTTGGCGAGGTACGTGATGTTCCCGGCGATGGAATGCCAGCCGGTCGTGTCCGTGGTCAGCCGGTCGGTGTTCGTGACCGTGCTGTGGAAGTTGTCCTCGTCGCGTGCTTCGGTGTCCCACGTCAGGGCGGTGTTAGTTGAATTGGTCAGGTCGGTGTTCGTGGTGTTCGTGACGCGGACACCGACCGCCGTGCTGGCGACACCGCCGGTCGCCACCTCCGCGAACGCCGCACCGTCCCTCGAGAGGTAGGTTTTGCCGTCATCGCAGTCCTTGTAGATGATGGTTTCCCCGCTGACGGAGAGGCGTGACGCAGCCGTGCAGCGGAGCACGATCTGCTTCGTGCGCGTGGTCTGCGCGAGGACGGGCACGGCGAGGAGAAGGGCGAGGATGAGCTTTCGCATCGGCAGAGTGTAGCGCGGATGCGATTTCACGATCTTTTCACGCTGCGCGATACGGATCTTTGACGGCGAGTGCGTATATTGGTCGCATGACGAATTCAATGATCTACCACGTTGACACCTGGGAGCGCGCATTCGAGTTGGCCTCAGAGAAGGGCGGCGAGATTCGCGTGAACGTTGTCGAGCCTTGCGTGCTGTGCTGCCGCGAGGATCAGGGCTACGAAAAGCGCGATCATGAAATCCGCCTCATGGGGCCACACGATGAACCGGTGGCGTTCCCAATCGGAACCATAGCTCAGCCGTTCAACTTCAACGCGAAGGCTACGTCATGAGCGAGCCGTACAGCTTCCGCGCCTGTCGCTTCATCCTGAAAGACATCGGCGAGTGTTTCTGCAACGACTGCATAAAGTTCTGGTTGCTGGGATACAAAGGCGTCGGTAACTCGCATCTCGGCCTGCGGCAACTCGCGCGTGAGAACGCGATGACTGGCGCAATTAACTTCAACTTGGCGATGAAAGACGAGGCAGAAGATGCGCGCGTTTGATCGGCATTGGAAGAGCAACAACGAGCGCATCGGATGGCTGATGATTCAGCTTGAGCGCGACGAGAACGATCTGTTCCTGCGGCAGTACGCCGAGGAGTTGGAGACGCGCGTTGCCGACGCTCGCGAATCGGGCTGCGACGGCGATCATGTGTTCCACGAAACCGCCTGCCACGCGTGCTATCTCATTCGCAAATACCCGAGCGGCAAGATCGCGAGCATCGCATGAAGAGAAAGAAGAAAGCGGAACTCAATCTCTATCTCAACTCGGCGAGCGACTACAGCATCGTTGACGACTCGGGCAAGGTCTACAGCATCGAAGAGGCGCGAGCGCTGATCGATGGCGGCAAGGTTCACGACTTCAACGTGTCGCTTCGCTCGCTCGCCGCCTGCGAATGGGACGTGGAACGCCTCAAGGCGTACTACGCTGGCCTGCGATGAATCGCCACACGATCGTGACGCACCCGCCTGGCAAGGTGTTCTCCGTTTGGGAAAACTTTACGTACGCCGACAATAGCCGCGAGCTTCTGCGCATCTGGGTATTTATTCCTGCGCGCGGTGGTGAGCGACAGTTCCTAGGGATTGTCGGAGAGGCCGCTAGGGAAGAGGAGTCTGACGAAGTGACGCCACTCTGCACGATGTGCGGTGTTCCCGGATGCGAGGGCGGCTGCCCGCCGTGCCTTGCGCCATGACCACCTACCTCCTGCTCGCGCTGCACGATGATGGTCGGACAACCGCGTACGAAATGCCGTCGGTTTGGGCGATGCAATTTCAAGGCTCGGCACGCATTCAACCTTGTGCTTCAGGCACCGATCGCGGCCCGTACCAGACCTTCGAGATCGCGGGGCGTTCCATCGATGTCTGCGTGTTACCGCCACCGGCGCCCGTGTAGAGTGACGCGCACTTCTTTCGCCGCCTCCGGTGCCGAGGCTCCGAACGTGCTCACGAACCGGAGCAGCACGCGCGAGTTGCTGGCTACGCGCCGGACCTGATGCAGGCGTGATTCCGCGCGGAACACCGTGGCGTCGAATGCGATGGACGGGCGGCGATCGTCTGTTGCGGCGTCCGTGTAAATGCTCACCGCGTCGTCGATGTCGGCTTCGATGTCCGCGCCGGGCGGAAGCACGAGGACATCGACCTTCAGCGCGCCGCTCGTGAACTCCACGGCGCCGCCGGAGAGATCAACGCTCACGGATTCAATCTCCGTGTCCTCGTACAACACGAGCCAATCGAAAGGCGCAGCATCCTCGGTCGCATCCACGTCGGACAGCACGCCGACGTAGCGCACCTCGTGATGCCACATCGTGAGCGCGCGGTGGGCGAAGGGGCGGACATCGACCAACTCCGTGACATTCGTGGCATCGGTCACGGCAAGCCACGTGAGCAGCGCCCCGAACTCGGGCGGTGTATCGGTCAGGGTGGTCACCCATGAGCCATCCCCGAGCACCCAAAGGCGGTTGGTCTCACTTGCGGTGACGTTGACTGGCACCTCGCGCGGCAAATATTGCCGAACGTCCTGGGTCACGCTGTCGCCGCGGCTGACCAGCACCGTCAATCCTGCGCCTGCGCGTGCGTAGAATCCCGCGTACGGCGCGAGGAACGCGACGGAGGACTGATCCACCGTTACCGCCACGCCGTCGGCTGAGGCGGCAGTGAGGCGCGCGAAGGCCACGTTTCCAAGCGGAGCGACAGGGTACGCTGCGGTCTCCGCCTTCGGTCCCCTGGTGGCGACAATGCCAGCGACAGGCGTAAGCGACAGGGTGACGAGGTAGCTCTCTCCGGCGTCGAGCTCCACGGCATCCCCGTCCTCCAAGTCGAAGACGATGAAAGCGCCGAGGAAGGTGATCCCTGCACCTTCGTAGACAAGTTGTCCGGCGTCCACAAGAACGGTGTCGCTGCCGTCTGCCGTGACCGTTCCACCGAAGGCGAGTCTCCGCAGGCCCGCTATGCGATCCGGAGGAATCACGGCTGCGCCGGTTGCGAGCGTCGTGAACGGTGCGAGCGGCGACGACGCGAGATTGTCTTCGAGTGTGAACGTGATGGGTTGCGCGTCGATGCGTTGGTTCGCTGGCGTCCGGACCTTGATCTCGATCCGCACGCCTGTCTGCGGCGGCAGGTCCTCGATCGCCAGTTCGCTGTTCGTGCCGATCGCCTGCGTTCCGGTCGCGTTCTCAGTCGATTCGACCACCGCATCATCGTCATCAAGACTCAGGTAGGAGAGCACGCGCGCAGTAATCCACCGCTCATCCAGGACAGGCGTGCCGTAGTTCGCGAGCGCGCCGTAAATCGGTGATCCGTCTTCGTTAGCGCCGATGATTTTCGGCGAGAGGACTTTGAACCGATTTCCGACTGCCGTTGTCGTAGCCGGATTCGATACAGCTTTATCGTTCCAAAATCTCAGAACGATTGCCGCTGACTCTGTTCCCGCATCTTGCGAAACGGTGAAGTCCGCGAGTGGCGAATCATCGTCATCGTAGAGAGCGAGCAGCGGCGGCACGAAGGAAGTCTACAACGTTCGACCGTCCCTCAAAGCATGACGCAAGTGCCAGCATCAGGCACTTCGAGAAAGAGACAGGACTCGCGACCGCGCACGCGAGGCTTCGCGCCATTCTTCACGGCATCGCGCACCTCGGTCAACTCGCGCTCGCCGCGCCACTGGAGTGCGCCGATGAGAGCCTGCTTCAGATCCGGCCGCACCTGCTCTTCGACAAGATCGGCAATCTCGCCGGCGAGAGCCGTCTTCAACTGCTTAATGTCTTGATCTGCCGCCTTCTGCACGACGCCAGCGTTGTAGGCATCAAACATCGTGTGCACGAACAGGGGGATGGATGGATCGCTGCGCAGGGCCGTGCATAGCTTGTCGAAGAATTCGCGAAGCTGTTTGACCCGGCAGGCGAGTAGCGGCGCAAGAAGCTCCTGCGATTCGAACTCGCACCGGTCAATCTCGGCTTTGTCGTGCCCGACACAGAGCCCGCGAATGATCGGCACCCACCGCACCACGAGCGCGTCGATGTCCATGATTTGAACGGGATTCTTCGAATCTGGCACGCCGTCATCTCCTTCGTCGAAGTAGCCACTGCCGTAGGCGAACAAGCAGGCCAAAGACTTCAGGTCCCACGGCCCGCCCTGCCGATCAAACTCGCGTAACACGTGGACGCTGGCGAGGTTGCACAGCCCCCAGATATTCATGGTCGCGTCGCGGATGCCATAGCCGTCTTTCAAGTACATCGCCGCGAGAGCGTTTGCGAGTGCACCGGGCGGCGCTTCATCCGGTGGCAGCATCAGCCACATGTCCGATTCGCGAATGCTGCACATGCTGACGCTCGCCATGCCGCGCATTCTAGCATGTCCGTGCTACACTGTGTCACCGGAGGCAGCACATGACGGTCATGAAGCGGATGCAGCAGGGTGAGGCGACATTCGACAACGGAACTTTGCGAATCACGTTCGCAGGCCAGCAGGGAGAAACGCCGCCTATCGCGGTGACCCAGCCGGACGGGACTTCGACCGAGGACTTGTTGCGTGCCGCATACGGAGATATAGCCAACGGAGTGAGGTCCGGCTTGTGGGGAGAGGTCGAATGTATCAATAGACTGCGCCAGATGTTGCACATGTTGGGCGGTAGCGATATCCGAAGCCTGAGCGACCTGTATCAGGTGGCGGTGACATCGAAGCAGACCCTCGTCGAGCAGCGTCACCTCTGCCTTGCTGGGCAGTGCGAATCGGCGAAAGTACAGGCGCGCGAATTCGATGAGGCGCGGAAGTTGGCGGAGGGATTGGAAGTCGAGCGGCGACGGTTTGCGGCGGAACTTGCCGTAGCCACCGCGCGGGCGGATGCGTTGCAAGAGCGAGCCGACAGCATCGGGCGACTCCTTCCGCAGGAACATTCGGGGCTAAGTTTGGAGCGAGCGCTTGCGTTGCTCATTGATCTTTACCGAGACACACAGAACGCGCACTTGCTCCTCAGCGGTGCACACGGCGTTGAACCACGCAGCGGTCAGTCGCGACTGCCATCCCGTGTGGCCGCCGTGGTCACTGAGCGCAATGCCGCAGAAGAGAAGCGACCCGGCAGAAAGCGCGGAGCGAAAGAGAAGTGATGACCGAGAAAGAGTACGTATTGTCCGTTGCGTCTGACGCTACTTGCTTCGGGCCGGTCCAACTCTATTGGCCTGGCACTGCTGAGCGCACCGCCATGATTGTGACACTTGCGCCGTATCTCAGCGCCATTGCTGGCAGCGGAGACACTGAGGATGAGGCGTGGCACAGCGCAGCAGAGCGTCTGAGGGCGGCTGGCGTGAAGGAGAAGTGATGGCTGTCCGAATTCGCCCAGGTGGATCGCCGATCGTTTGCGCAGCGATGCATCCGGAGTTGCCTGGGGACACTTACATTCCTGACGGCCTGCATCACCGATTGAGTGTCGATTACGGGGTGCTCGTCTCGGAGCCAATGGAAAAGCACAAACACGATGGCCTGTGGTGGTGGTGGGACGAAGTGCCGGTGGGCCGCAGTGTTGAACCCTTTTACGCTAACGTGCGGCGCCAACTCATGCGGTGAAGAAAGCCACCGCCGCCGTCTCGCCAGCGAGCGTGACGCTCGTCACGTTGTAAGTGGCACCGTCAACACGGAAGACGAACGTGCTCGCTCCTGTGATGAACACGGCCGCGCCATCCGTTGCAACGAAGCCGAGCCCTCCGCCGAAGTGATCAATCGACGCCACTTCATCAACGGTGCTCAGATCGTCGGCGATCATGTAGACCTTGATGTGGTTGGCCAAGTCCGTCGAGACCGCGAACAGCTTGCCACCGGCGCTGACGAGCGACGCGAACACCTCCGACGCGGCCAGCGCAGCATCGGCAATCGCAGCCCCGGTATCGGGATCACGTCGGTAGACGCGCGCCCCCGTGCTCGGCGCGATCACGTACAGTGAACCGGCGTGCATTGCGAGCCCGCTGTGCGGCGCCGCTGGCATCACGACCGATGAGGATGTTAGCGCGCCTGTGTCGAATCGGAAGAGTTTCGCGTGAGTGTCGCCGATCCACAGCACGTCTTCGTTGGCTACGATCTGCACATCATTCCCGATCGATGACGCATCCATTTCGTAGGTCGTGATGACACCCTCTGCACTCATCGAAGCCGCATTCGTCTTGACCGTCCCGGCGCCGCGCGCGCCGAACCAGACGAGGTTATCGACGGCAACCATGAAGTATGCAGCTTCGCCATCTGGCCACTCGACGGGGATCGCTTCGAAGGCCCGATGCTTAGGATCAAAGACGAATAGCGTACCGACCGACGAGTCATATCCGGCCAGGAGCATCGCGTCGCCGAGCTGCGCGATCCCATAGATTGACGGCGAGGAACCGATCGCCGACGTGTGAATGACCGTCAGGTCAGCAGGATTGAGCGCTACCAAGTCACCGCCAGAGATCACGTAAATCGTGTCCAGCACGTCGAACTCCGCGACGACGGCGGCAGCAACGATCTCTAGCGCCTTCCGAATGCGAACGCCATCAATCTCCAAATCGAATGTTCCGAGCGGCGAGTCCTCATCCGCGCGAATGCTCCGCGTGACCTTCGACGTCGTGATGATCGGCGCAGAGTCGTCAACGACTACCGGATCATCGCCAACACCACCGCCCGCGACGTACTCGCCCGCCTCCGTGATGGCATTCCCGCTGATGATCTGAGAAGCGGCAGATCCGCCTGCCTCGAGAATCACAGGGTCAGGATCAATCGACGCTACGAACGGCCGGGTGAAACTTGTCGCCGTCTCGCTCGGGGTTGTCTCAGAAGTCCCCCGCTGATCTTTTGGTGACGGTCCAACGATGATGGGATTCGCGCCGATGACATTCTGCGAAGCGCTCACGTCCTCCGCGACAACGCGTTGCCCGCTCTTCCACGTGACGCCCGGTCGCGAGTCGAGCTCCCGCTGCGCCTTGGTGTCGATGGTCTCGCCGATGTACGAGCCGTTCCGGTTGTCCGCAACGATGGTGTACTCCCGAAGATCGGCGACGGCTTTCGAGTAGCGGCGCAGGTACTCGGCGGTGTCGTTTGGCACGGAGGTATCTTCTCACGCGCGTTCGTGCTACACTGTGCGGCATGGCTCAACACAACCTCATCTTCTACGATGACTCCCTCGCACCACGGGGTATCGCAACCTGGGGCTGCTCCTGCCGTGGCTGGTACGGCTATACCGCCGATGAGGTCTTAGCGCGCGAGCGAATGGCGGCGCACCTTCTAGCCGATAAGCTCGGCGATGATGTAACGGTTGGCGAGATGCTCACTGCGGATGACGTCCTCTCCGACGCTGCCTTTCTCGACGAGTGCGCGATGCGGTTCGCCGCCGCGAGGCAGCCCAATGTGCATAGACTTGACTGGAAGGAGGCATGCGCCGACGTAGCCGAAGATTCATATACGTTGGCGGAAATCATGCTCGCCGAGCGGAAGCGGCGGAGGGATGGCCAGTGAAAACGATTACCGCAGGAAACGTTCACTACTCGGTTTACACCGATGCCGAAATTGAGGATGCGTGGGCTGACACGACCGGGCAAGGCAACAGGCAAGCGAGACTGCGGAACGCGTTCTGCGTCGTGATTGGCCTGCAGAGCAAAGCTGAAGCGATAGAGTTGTCACACCTCTTCGTCGGATCGGTGTTCGCCATTCCCACATGCACGCATTGGAATGGAGAGACGCTCAGCCTGTACGTGGGTGACGCTGGCGGCAATTGGCGTGATACTTACTACGCGGCGCGGTACCTAGCGATCGGCTTTTTGGTCGGTCGCCGACCAGAGTCACGTGAGTTGATCCTCCGGCAGGCGCATACGCCGGATGCCGTCATGGGGTGAACGACACCTAACTTCACGACAGTGCCACCGGATAGCGCTCGCACACCAGCGACTCTCGGAACGTACCGAGGTTCCGCACCACTTCCTGAACGTAGAACTTCTCGCGATCAATCGACGCGCCGGCCAGCTTCACCAGCACCGGCTTGTACTTGTGGATACGCGCTTCCATCGACACCTCACACGTCAGCACGATCGCCGCTGCCTTCCGCGCGCGAATCCTCGCGTAGGTTGCAGCTTCTTCATCGTTTTCTATCCATTCGTTGTGTTCGACTGACGAAGGGCCTGTGATGCGCTCCCCGGCCAACGCGATCCGCTCGTCGTCGTCGACCGTTGCGCGAATCTCCTGCGTCGTGACGTTCTTCTGAAAGCGCTCCGGAGTCGGCAGTGAACCGGCAATCGCGTCGCTCGTCTTCGCCGTTGGCGGCGCGCCGTTGAGCGTCACTATCTCGGTGAACACGTAGGCGTCACCGGTCGTTGCACGGTAGTATCGCGTGGTCACATCTCGGCCCGTGTACGTCTCCCCGAATCCAGAGATCTCGCTTTCGCGCGCGTAGAACTTCATGTTCTCTGTGCCGTAGCCGAACCTGGAATTCGCGCGGCGCACCTCATCGCCGATGGTCCGATACTCGCGCGTGATCGTTTCGCGGATGACGCGCTGCTCGGCATCCAGGGTGATGTCTGTGGTGATTATCTCGTCTGGCGTCAGGATCGGGGGGGTGTAGACGATTTCGCCATTCCTCACGCCGCCGTAGACTTCGAGCCCGTCAACCATGCCTTGCCCGTCCTCGCCGACTGGAATCCATGCACCGGACAGCCCGTGGTTTACCTTAGTGAGAGCTCGCCGATAGCGCGCGATGCCGTATTTGCGCTCCACGATCCGCGTGATGTAGCCGTTCGCGTCTGGAATCTTCACGCGCTTTACCCGCCGGATCTCGGTGAATACGGCTTGCGGGAAGCGATGCACTGAGCCATCTTCGTAGATATAGACGGAGCCAGATTCGCGCGGCCTCGTTTCAAGTTCGTCGGTGTGGGGATCAACCTGCCGTACTTCGCTGCGGGCGGCCAGGGGATTCCACCAGCCGAGTTCCCACTCCTCGAAGTTCACCTCCACGCCGCCTTGTTGCTGCGTGACGGTGTGCACCTCGCTCAGCGTTTCTGTGTACGGCCCCGCCGGCGGCGGAGTGAAGGCAACCATCGCGCCGGCGTACTGTCGTTCGGCGGCCGTTTCACGGCCGTGCGTGCCAACGATGGTCGTGACGTTCGGGACTGCCGGTAGCGGCCCGCCCACGGGTGAGCGAGTGACCTTCGTCGACACGATGCCGGTGACGTTTGGCGCGAGTGTGTCGGGCGCCTTCAGGCCGAGCGGTAGACACAGATTGCCCGAGTTCAACTCTGCAACGTGGGGCTCGTCGGGGTCGAATCTGACGGCGACAAGAACGCCTTCAGCGAAGTAGATATCGACTCCAATTACCGCCAGGTATTCCCGCAAGAATTCAAGGATTGTTTTATCTCCGAGAGTTACGGACTTGGATATCACGCCGCCATCGTTCTGGCCGAAGTCCATCGACCCTGCGACGATCCCGCCGATCGCCAGCAGCTCGCGGGTCACGAGGCCGCGTGTCTTGCCAGAGTTCGCTGGCACGAAGTAGTTCGGCGCGCGGCGTTCCGCATACAACGCCTGAGCGTCCAGCGCGACCACCTGCGACGTCGGCGGTTGCACATCGAACTGTGCCTGCACGATCCACCCGGTGAATACGTTGCGTCGGTACTCGTTCACACCGAAGCCGTACACCACGCTCACCATGACCTTCGCGCGCTGGCGTAGCAGTCCGCGAGCGAGCGGCGAGAATCGTTCGCCTACAGCCGTGAACGTGAGCATGTCGCCCAACGACCGCGTGCTCTCGGTGATGGTCAAGTTCTTCCCGAGTTCGAAATGATCTGGCAGCGTGAGCATCACGCCGTCGCCAACCGCGCGTTCCACCTGAACGCGCACGCCGATCTGCTGGTAGCGCTGCGCGTGCGCCACGTCTGGAAGATCGCTCACTGAGAGCGCCATCTCCGACCATGCTTCATCTGTGGTGATCACATCGGCATCGACGTGCGCAGCGCGCGGGCCGGTGATCGTGATCGTGCCGGGGATCGTCAGCAGGCGCGTCATTCGTCCGCTATCTTCGCATGCGGCTCTGTGCTACACTGTGTTTAGCCGGCGCAGATCCTTGCAATCAAACTGGCTGCATCACCCGTCATCTGTGTGAGGGTTGCACGTGCGGATGGCGGTGAACCGGAGCTACAGCGAAGCACGCGAGGGGTCGCTCTCTTCGTGGCGCTCGTCGAAATGCAAAGGGGATGGCGAGGTGCGGCTTGATCTGCGTCGGCGCATCAATTGTCGCGGAGGTGGGCTCAGGCGATGACGAAGGAGGAGTGAAACGTGAACAACTATAAAATCATCAGCGACGGCACGCCAGTAGGAACGACTTGGCTTGACGAACTCGGTAATCAGCTTACGTGCTCACGGCTCACGTGGACGGTCGATGCGCAGAGTCAGGCGAAGTTGACCATCCAAGCCCTCGGCGCTGCGATTGACGCGCAGGCTTCCGGGTCGGACAACATCTCCATTGAGGTCGAGGATGAGGCCTACACCGCTGGCCGAAAGGCTGAAGCGCGGCACATCCTGCAAATGCTGCTGCCAGACATCGAAAGTGAGGCGGTGCGAACTGCCCTCATCCTTCGCGATGAGCGCGAACGAGCCATCGTCGCGCTACGCGATCTCTGCATGTACGTCGGCGATAGCGATTGGCCCGACGAGTTGGACCTAGCTGACATCATCGACAAGCACATCACCAAACATGTGGCGGCGAAGGGGTGATCGGTGACAACCACAATGCGACCCGTGACAACAGAATCGTTCGAGAGTTGGTGGGCGCACAACGGCATGCCGCAGTTCACATGCCAGCGTGACGCCGCTTTTGCGGCCTGGCATGCACGCTGCCAAATTGCAGTGCCGATGGTCGCCGAAGCGGAGCGCGTTATCACGTTGGCTGCGTTGACAGCGGCGCTCGCAACGTCAATCGACTTCGCCGCAGGTCACGAAATTGATGCCGAAGCGCTGGCGGGCCTTGTGTGGGATCAACTCACGACCGCGCCGCCACCGGACGACTAACAGAACCATGTCGGTATCAACTTTCGAGTGCGACCTCCCCGAATGGGACGACGCCATAGCTGCGGTTCTTGCGACCAATGACGTCAGGCAGTCCGGTGCGTACAAGCGCAGAAACAAGACGCGTGATGCCAAGATCCGAAGACTCGCATCAACTGGCGTGCCGATCAGGAGCATCGCGCCGAAGTTCGATCTCACACCGCAACGGATATCGCAGATCGTTAATAGGCGTAGCCGTTGAGGCGGGGTGAGGTTCAAACTCAGACTTCCGTGAACGTGTAGCTGTGCTGCTCATCCGCGCGCCGCATCGTAATTCTCGGCGCCTGCATCGACATCTGGAACGTCTGGCACATCCACACGACAAGCAGCGCTCCGCCAGCAGGCGAATCCCCGAGTAGCATCGGCACGTAGTCGCGCGCGTCGCTTCCTGGCCCATCCGGTTGACGCGAGATCCGAATCCCGCCGGCGCCAGGGTCGGTTAGCGTCGGGCCGTTCGCGTACGACGGCGTGAGGGCAGAGCCCGCGAGCGTGGCGTACGTCGGGAAGAGATTCGTCGATACCAAGGCGGATGCCCATGACCCCTGCGATGAAAGCTGAAGTCCTGAGTACAGGTGTGCCGCACACTTGCGGAATCGCGGCAGGTAGTACCGCTTCAGCCCCGCGCGGCACGTGAACACAGTGGGCATGAGCTTCCACAACGTGAGGAAGTGATTGCCGCCACTGGCGAAAATCAACTCAAGGTTCGTCAGGTCATCGTCCTTGAGCGCATCGTGCGGAAAAGAGATCGTCCAGCGGGCGTTAAGGTTGGCGATGCCGTCGAAGTGCGGGCGGCGCTGCACCTCAAGTTGCCCGCCATCGAAGAGCTCAACGAAATCGCTTACAGGCGTAGGCGTCGCTTCGATCGCTTGAGGGTTGAACTTGAAAGGGATGCCGTCGATCACGAGCGGACCTTTGATGCCGGGATCGCCGAGCGACACTAACGGCTGCGTCATCCCTTCAGACTCCCTTGCCAAATGAGCACGGCGCTCGACGGTTGCGGTGTAGGACTCGGCTTCGTCGATGGCACCACTGGCGTTGATGTAGGCGGACGCTCAGCGCGGCGTGCCGCCTCGCGCAGCATGTTCTCCACGCGTCCGAGGTAGGGAATGAGCAAAGCGACGGTGGCTTGCGCGGTTTGTGCCTGAGACTTCTTCACGTCATCGGCTGTGGCGGTGGGCTCTCTGCGTTCTGCGGCGGCCTCCGAAGACCGGAACGCTTCAAGGTTTCGGAGTAGCGTACGAACATCGCCGAGTTGCGGAAAGACTCGCCGGAAGAAGTCTTCCAGTTTGCGCATGGCGTCCGCTGCGAAGATCGCTAGATTCGCATTCGCTGGATTGGCGCGCGCCTGTTCGGTGACATCCAGTTGCGCGTTGAGCAACTTCCATGCTTCGGTGAAGGTTGTTCCTCCGGTCTCGCCCTGCGCGTCTTTGAATTCGAGCAGCTTCGCGAAACCTGTGCTGTACTGCGGGGCCTTGCCCATGGACGCGTTGAGGCGATCTTGTGCATCGGCAGCGGCGTTGCTGCGATCCGCGATCTCCGATACGACGTTTGCCAAGAGGCGAAACCCGCCGCTCATTGGGCTGCTCCTGCCGCAGTGCTGGCCCCATCGGCTACGGCCCGATTCATCCGCGCGATGTTATCCGCTGCACGGCTTGCGTTGTCTGCGATCGAACGGATGTGCTGATCCACTTCGGGCAGCGCCGCTGCCAACTCGCGCGCGTTACCTGGAAGCTGCGCGAACGGAGCCTGTAGCGCGCGCATTGCGGCAGCCGCGCCGTCTGCATTCGGGGTGATCTTACCGGTTGCATTCGCAGCTTCCGCTGCGGCTGCGATGCTCTTCCGCTGCTCGTCGGTGAGGTTCGTCATCGACGATTTGAGAAGGTCTTCCGAATCCTTGACACGCCGGTTGATGGCTTCAAGGTCCGTATTCGCCGTGATCTGCGAGCGTGTCGCGTCGGCCTGTCGCTGCGCCTCGTCAGCGACAGCACTTTGCGCCTGCTCGGTCGCATGCCACACGGTGAGTTGCGGACCCTGCTCACGGATCAGTTGCTCGCGCTTTGCGCGAAGGAACTCCAAGCTGTCTCCGTGGTACCGGGCAGCAAGCGCTGCCTCTTCCTCCTGAGTCTTCTGAGCTTCGGCCCGCGCTATCAACTCATTAAGTACTGCGATCTCCATTCGCCGCGATTCGCTGAGCGAGTCCTGGGCGCCAGTTGCTTCCAAGATTCCGGCAGTCGTGGCGCGGACAGATGACAGCAACGCGTCGGTAGCATTGGCGAGATCAGAAGTCGCAGCCGTGACACCCTTGCTCGATTCGAGCTCGCGGGCAAGAGTCTCCAGCCGTGCCTGCTCAACTACGTTCAGTTCTCCGCCGCGTCGCGCGAGTTCTACGACTTCCGTAACTCGATCGCGTTCGGCGCGTGACATGTTGTCGGCTTTCGCGGCCGCTGCTTCCAGCGCGCTAGCCTCAGCCGCCAGCGCGACGCTGTTCCGATCCGATGCGTCCGCCATCTCGGCGATCACGTGAGCTGCCGTGGAAATTGCCGGAGTCGTGCCGTTGACGGCTTTCTCTAGCAGCACCAGTTCTACGCCGACTTTAGACACCGCCTCGAGCGCGAGACTCTCCGCAGTTTGATAGCGTTGCACCGCAGCGGTGTGCGCTTCCGTTGCGGCCGTAGCATTGCGATGAGAGGTTGCGTGCTTGTCTTGGGCGGATGAAGCGTTGTTGACTTCCTCCGTCTGCGCTTTGAGCGCGACCTGCGATTCAATGATAGCGAGACGCGCGGCCTCTTCATCGACCACGCCTCGCCGCCGGAGATCGTAGTAGGCGTTCACGGCGTCGCTGCCTTCGCGGATCGCGAGTGACAATGCGCGAAACTGATCTTCGCTCGCACCGAAACCGCTGAGCAGGATTTCACGAAGCGCCTTCATGGATGCGCCGAAGCGGTCTGCCTCGTTTTTTAGGAACACGCCGAGCGTGCGGCCGAGGTCTTTCGCTGTCTTCGAGACTCCATCCATTACATCAGCTACGTCCTGATCTGTTTTAGCGAGCTCAAGACCAGCTTTCGACGAGGCAATCATGACCGCGAGCACTGCGGCGAGTTGCGCGCCAAGACCTACGGCGCCGCGGGCGGCGCCGATCTGGTTCAGGTTCAGTCCACCGAAGGCATCTTTCGCTTGCTCGACGTTGACACCTACCAGCCCGATCTGCGCGGCGACGTTGCCGAACGCCTGCGCGTTGGGTCCGAGGAAGCGCGTCAAATCCTGTACGGCCAAGCCGATCGCGCCGACCTGCGCGCCTGTTTCTTTGAGCCGAACGGCGTTGTCTTTGGCCGCGTTGGTCAACGCGTTGGCCCTTTGCGTGACCCGAACGAGATGCGCTTCGAGTTGCTCAAGTCTAGCTACTTCTTCGCGGCGCGCACCGTCAATGGCGTCACCACTCTCCGCAACTGTGATCCGATAATTCTCGACGGCTTGCGCGGCCTGACCGATTGATCGCGCGCCAACACGTCCCGTTTCTGCGATCTCTTTCTGAACCCGAGCGATGGCGCTTACCGCACTCTCGAAAGCGTCATCGACTTGAACAACATCATCGGCCAAACGCCGGAACGCCTTTTCGGTTTCGATCTTGCGAATCTCGGCACCCACAGCCTCCGCCTGTTTCCGAACGTCGGCGAGGGCGGCAGTGGCTGCGTCGGCATGGAGGCGGCTCGCCTCTGTGTTGGCGCGGTAGCCGCTGGCGATTGCCTCCAGACGTTCTTCATAGGCAATTAGCGACTGTTGCTGGAGTGCGAGCGGCTCATCCGACGCGCGGATCGCTGTTGCGACTGCCCGCATGGCGTTGGCGAGTTCGTCAACCGACTGCTCCGCCTTCTCGTTTGCCTGCACGGCAGCACGGCCCGCCGCCTCTACAGCGTCGGCTTCCTGACGCGCCGCCGCTGACACCTCGTCGATCGCCTGCGCTTCCTGGCGGGCAGCTTGTGCGGCCTGCGTCGAAGACTCCGTAGCCCGCTCGGCCGCTCGGGCAACGTCATTCCCTGCTCCGGTGCCAACTTGTCCGACCTGCCGGAGCTCGGCGGCAGTGCCAGCAGCGGCGGCGCCTACGTTCTCAGCCGCTTTACCGAGCTTGTTGACCGCATCTTCGGCCGGTTTGAGACCCGCCGCGTCGGCGGAGATCTTTACTTTGGCTTGGCTCTCTGCCATGGCGACATTCTACGCCGCGCGCGATTTCACGATCTTTTCACGCAGCGTGATACGGATCGTTGACGGAGCGTGCGTATATTGCTCGCATGGAAACAAAACAGTGTCAGTGCGAGGACAGCACTCACTTTGAAGACGGCGCACCTGAGCGCCTTGAGCAACGATACCAAGCGCACGTCTACGGTGCCGTAGACGTAACAACCGATGTGCGCACATCGTTCGGCACCTTCGCTGTTTGCCGTGAGTGCATCCAGCGCGGTCACATGGAGACCGGCGAATGACGGTGGCGCTGACGCGCTACGGCGTTGCTGTGCCTGATCCTTCCGGCTCTTCCGGCTCGGTATCCGGCGGCGCGTTGTCCTGCACACGGCTGGCGATGGCTTGGGCCTGACTGACCAGCTCTCCCCACGCGGCGTCTTCTTCGTCGTTCGCCTTCGTGGCCATCTCCTCGAGCTTTTGCTGGAGCAGGGTGATGTCGCCGCTGATGTTTTCGAGCGACGTTCTGAGCTCGGATCGGAGTTGTTCGGATCGTTCAGACATGGCGTGGAATCCTCCTATCGTAAGGTTGGTGAGAGTGTTTATTGCGTCCCGCAACCCAGCTATGTCGCGCTTCGTTGCACGGCAGTTGAGAGGGTCACGGTAAAAGAATGTCCACATGATGGTGCTACGGAGGCGTGATCGAAGCGAGAGTGTTCTGCCACACTTCCACGCATTGATTCGGGCCGAATGATCGGAGCACGGGATTCTCTGGCAGATCACCCTTCGTCGAAATCTGACCGCCGCCTACGGATGCTAGCTTCATCGAATTCGTGAAGGTGAACTCAGCAAAGTCGTACAGGCCTGTTGATCCGATCGGCTGACCGATCAGTTTCACGTACAGGTCAAACCGTCGCCCCTGCAGGAGCGCTTGTTTGAATCGCAGACTTTGGTAAGTGCCGTTGAACCCGAACTCCCACCATGGCTCGGCGTCTGCCGGAAGGCCGATCGTCTGATCGTAGATGGAGCCGATGCCCTCCTTCGCCTCTAGTGGGCGGTAGTGCGTCAGCGTGTAATCGCTGATGCGTTCCGTGAATGGGGTGCCGCCGCCGATGGTAAACCGCACCTCAGCCGCCGCTCCATTTAGCAGCGGACGCGTCGAGAACGCCTGCACCGGTTGCTCCGATGTCGCCGATATTTTGAACTCGTCATCTTCTGTAAAGACTCCCCCCGGCACGATGAGAAGCTGGAACGGAATACGGGCGTTCGAAGTCGCCAGCGTGTCATCGGGATTCCGAATGTCCATCCGCTCGGCTGTCACGTGGGGCGTCGTGCCCCACTCAATGTCGTCGTCCGGTCCCTTGCCCCACAGCAGCGTTGCCGTGCCGACAGCGCCGTCCGTCGCCGTGATCTTGAACCGATACGGATCGCCGTTCTCATCGCCGGCGTCACGGTGACCGACGACGTGAAGCTGGCCGGTGAACGCGGCATCAGCGGCGACTTCAACCGGATCAGACGAGTAGCGGTCGCGGAGAAAGAGAAGATCGAACGAGATCTTTGCGAACGACTTCGCCGCCACCGCGAGCTCCATCTTCGAGGCGCGAGCGCCCATCACGGCGTACTCCGTGGGGCTGTCACGCTCTGCGCGCCAGATTCCGAAGTGCAGCGTTTCGTAGTGGAAGTCCAACGGATCTTCCGTGATCTCGTCGCGGTCGCGCAGCTCGTATCGGTAGACGCCAGTGCCTGGATTCGACTGCTCGAAGTACTCCGCCATGTGGATGCGCGGCTTCAGCCAGAACTCGGAGTTCGGGTTGCCACTGATGGACCCGGCGCCGGTGCCGCTCAGAGTCTCGCCCTCTGCCTTGTTTCCCGAGGGGTCAACGTTGTCAGGCTCTTTCACTTCATACTTCATGTCCAGCGACTCGCTGTCGAATCGCAGGTCCGTCATGTCGTTTCCAGGGATGCCCTCCGCAACTTCGAATCCGACGCGCGCGCGAGCTTTGTTTCCAGCCATCGCTTTACTCCGCCTTCCTGTTGAGGATGTCGCGCGCCTGCTGAGGCGTGAGCGCGTCGATCTCGGCATCACCGAGCCCGCGCGCGCCAAGTTCCTTGCGCATCTCTGCCGTGATCACAAGTGGTATCCCCATGGCGCGTGCATGATCTTCGACGGAGACGCCTGGACGCGCACTTGCCGGGAGCAGAACATCTCCTGGCGCCGGAGATTTCTGCAACCCAACCGGAGCATCATCCGGCGCGTACGCGAACTTCGGATGACGCACGATCTGCCGCGCGCGCTCCGCACTCTTCACCGCCAAGACTTCGCCACGCCCAAGCGTGTGCGTGCCGAGTTCCACAAACTCCGAGTCGTCGATCGCGAACTGCACCTTCAGGGTCGGCTGGTCCGGAATCGGATACTTGAACTGCGTCATGCCATTCCTCCCCGCGTCAGGTCTCCGAGGTCTGGAACGATCACTTCGTATTCGGCGACCACGCCATAGGCTACGCCGATGTACTTCGCGAACGCAATGATTGGCGCTTCCTCTTGGGCGTTGTCCTGAGCGTCGCGCCAGATCTTCTCGACGGAACGCTTCGGATCACGGCTAAGAAAGTCGGCTTGCTGGATGGAGATGGACGGCGGGTTCTCGTTCAGTGTGTAGATGGGCGTGGCGGTATCGTAGGTGCCATCCTCGGCGAGCGCGGTGCGCATCGGGTCCACGACTTTCCCGTCCGCTGTCTCCATGTCTTCGAGGTACAGCGTGCCCCGCTCGAAGATTCCGACGATGTGCGCGAGCTCGGATGCAATGCTCGGCTCGTCCATGTCGCGATCCGTGTTCGTTTCCGACTCGCCCACGTAGCGCGGCCGGTAGTGACGGAGGAACGACACCAGCACGCGCACGATGATCGTTCCCGCGCCGGCCGTGCGATCGGCTCTGATCTCCGAACGTGGGAGGTCCACGCCAACGATCTGCTGCGGCACGATGATCATGCCGTCCTGCGAGTGAATCGCGTCTTTCGACTGGACGATGCGGACGCCAGCGGCAGCATTCTCCGGGTCCATGCTGTAGCGCTTGCGGTTCGTGTCGTCCGCCATCAGGAGCAAGTAGACGCCGAGTTGCAGAGCGTCAATAACCGAGGCTTGGTAGCCGTCGTCAGGAGCGCTGAATGTGATCGGGAGCGTCGATGCCACGCGGAGATTCTAATCGGAAAAACTCAGGGCCGCGTAACGCCCCGTCCAAAAGCGCCAGCGGCCCCGAGAAAAGAGAGGAGGTACTTCATGGCCCTCGTCAGCCCAACGTGAGCGTGACGGGAACAATCTTACTCGAATAGACGGACGCGGGTTGCGGATTTCCCATCACGCCGTCTTTTCTTTTGCTAGTAGCGGCGCGACGGACGCAATCCGGCGCCGCGAGATCCCGATGTATTCGGCCTCGCGGTCAATCCCGGTGAAGTCGAAGCCTTCAGCGATTGCCGCCATGCCGGTCGTTCCTGATCCTACGAACGGGTCGAGGACGTGCCCTCCGGTTGGAGTGATGAGGCGCACAAGCCAGCGCATGACGTCGAACGGCTTGACAGTCGGATGACTATTCTGCCGTGGCCGTGGCCGTGGCGTTCCATCTCCGTTCAGAGCATGACCGCGCGGGCCGGAGTGCTCGTACTCGCCTTCGTCGCCGTATAGCCCTTCCTCGCGCTCGCTCCTGCTTGCTTTCGCTGTGTAAAAAAAGCGTGATGCTCCGCCGGAGTCGCCATACGTCTCGGTTTCATCTGTGCCAGCGAAAGCGCCGTACGTGTTCCGAAGCTTGTCAGCCGCTCGTTTACCGGTGAACAGGCCACTCGTCAACTCTCCGCTCTGCTCATCCAACATCGCGGCAGCTTCTTCGTCAAGCAGAACGTTCGCTGGCCATCGGCCGGAAGGCGGTTCGATCAGTCCGGCGTTCATCGCTGCGACGTTGGCAGCCTTCTGACCCATTCTCCCATCGGAAGTGTCAACGGCCGATCGCTGTGCTGTCCATGACGCCGGGTCGGGCGCGCCGTCGATGCGACACCCGTCGATGTTCATCGCACCAGTTCCATGCTGCAGCACGTTCGCAGCGACGGTGCCTCGGAACGGTTTGCGCGCCAACACGATCGGCTCGTGCGCAGGCTTCAGCGCCGTGCCCCATCCTTTTAAGGCGGCGCCGGCGGTGGTTGTCGCCTCTGTGATCTGTTGCAATCCATCTTTCTCTGGCATGCCGCCGAAGACTGCGCCTTTGCCGTAGCTCTGCAGCTTCTTCCGCGCACCGACGACGCGCGGCTCTGCTCCGAGATGCCGATCAACCGCCTTGCTCACGTCAAGCGACTTCGGGAAGCCGCTTCCAAAGATCCATTGAAGCTGATCGCGAACCTCGAAACCAGCATCCTCGATTCCAGACGCCATGCGGTGATAGGTGCGCGATCCGCCGAAAGAGAGGATGTATCCGCCGGGCTTGAGAACGCGCAGGCATTCGCGCGCCCACGTCTCGCACCACGCCTGAAACGCGCGGTTCGCCGTTGCGCTACGATCGTAGCGAGCTGCAGCCATCGCAGGACTTGGAGCGTCGCTCTCTCTTCCGCCGTACAACTCTCGCCGCTTCTGTGTGCGTGTGTCACGCTTCATTTCGCGCGTGACATTCTCAGGTCGGAACGTGTCCCATTCCTTGCCCATGAAACCTAGGCCGTAAGGCGGATCGGTTATCACGGCGTCGACCGAATCGTCTGCGATGGTTGCCAAGCCAGCCAACACTTCGGCGTGGATCAGGTGGTAAATCACCGGCCCTCCTCGTGCGGTTCCTGGCACGCGATGCAGCAGCGCTTGATCGTGTCAGCAGTGGAGAGGGTCCGCGCTGGTACGGCCCCGCGATTCAGCGTATGGACGGTGGCGCTCGCGCGGAACGTGATTATGGGCGAGTGTGGCAACGAGACTTCGATGATGGATTCGGTCACTTGGATGTCTCCGGCGAAGGAAGTGGCATCCAGTGCGTCACAGTCCATCCATCTTGGCCGAGTAGATGCCACTTACCGGGTAAGCCCGCCCACCATCGAATCTGTTGCGGGTTTAGCAACCGCTCGATTTGCAGGCGAGCAACTGTCGGATGATGCTGAATAGCAACGCTGAGATCTTCGACGAGCACTGCTACTTCTACGTGTTCCTGTGGCATTCGATCGGCAACGCTGATCCACCCGCTCCCCATCTCGGCGTAGCGTTCAAGGGTGGCGCGAAGAACCGGATCGCTTAGCACACGCCAGATAAAGTCCACGACAGCTTCAGTAAACAGCGCTATTACTTTGAGCGCTTGCTCGCTAGTCTCAAGTTTTGCGCTGGTGAGTTCCAGCAACTCCCGCACTTCGGAAGGTGTGAGGGGACGATCGTCTGCCATGCCGCACAGTGTATCACGCTAACGAGTACGGACCTACGCCGAGCAAAAAATCCGCCGTCATGCCCGCGATGTCTTCCTCATCCTGCGGTTGGATCAGCATGTACGGCCTGGCGACGAGATTGTTCGCGGGGTTGCCGACTTGCAGGGCATCGGCGCCGGGGCGGTTCGTCCCCAGCTCAGCGGTGTATTTGTCCGAGATGCCGAAGCCGTCCGCAACTTCGAATGGTCCCGACAGCGTGCCCGTCACCGATTGAAGCAGCAAGCCGTTGTCGCGAAGGATCTCTATCGATCCTAGTACGCCAAGCGATCCGATGACCCCGCCTCGGCCTCGCATCGCTTTCGCGAACCGCCGCCGCTCAGTTGATGGCGCCAAGTCGTCCCATTTATCAGGTCTGCCCTGCGCCTGAAAGTTGAGCGCCGTCGATCGCTCGAAGAGAAGGAGCGTGTCCGCCATGAGCGGCGAGGGGTCTCCGATGCGCGCTCGAATGTTCTTGACGAGTTGCGTGATCTCGCCTACGTGAATGACGAGGTCGAAGCCAGACATCTACCAGCGTCCACGGTTGAAAGGAAACGGGCCGAGCGGTTTGAACACATCAGAGATCGGAGACGTCGGGTCGCTGTAATCGAACAGCGCAACCTCGTGCGCGTTCGCGAAGACGGCGCGCTCTGCCGCCGTTCGCGGCGTTTCGCCAACGACATTCTCTTCGCCTTCTCCGATCTTCTTCAGGTAGTCGCGACCCCACTTTCCGAGATCCTGCATGCCAGCATCAGGTTGCGTGGAGACATCGGAAATGAAGGCAATGACTGTGAAGATGATGGCGCGCCGTAGCATTTCATCCGTGATCGGCGTTTCGAGCGGCACGGTGTAGCCGCCCTTCCGCAGTTGCTTGTCGGCATACTGCTGCGCGCGGATCACCTGCTGATCGAAGAAGGGATGCGGCTCATCATCTGCGGCCGCACGATCCTCGGCGTGGCCGATCAGCAGTTGTTTCAACACCGCGACGCCGCCAACTTCGGTAGCTACGTCCATCCATGTCACGTAGGCCATGGCGAAATGATAGCGCGGTTACCGGTCACCTATTACGTTGATCGGACACCACAACGGCAACGGCCCGACCGCTCATCGCGAATCGGGCCGTGCCGTGGAGGTGGGAGAGAAGGATCAGTCCGTGCTGAGCACGATGGGGATGATAACGCCGAGAGCGGGGTTGTTCCGCACGGGGCGGTAGAAGTTCGAGAGTCCGATCCAGATCGTTTCCTCGACGCCCTCGGTGATCTTCGTGACCTTCACGCGCTGGCCGTTGTCGCACGGGTGCCAGTAGTTGAAGCCGAAAGAGTTGCCTTTGTTCGTCGAGCTCGGCCCGACGCGACCGACGAAGATGAAGCGATCGAACATCGAGGTCGAGACGCCGTTTTTCAGGTAGCTCGCGGTGTTGAACTTAACCGTCACCTGATCACGCGGCTGCTTCAGGAGTGCGATGAAGATTTCGTCCGTGACGATCTTCATCTGGTCGTCGCCCATGAGCGCCTTGAAAGACGTGTTCTTCATGGCCCCGGTGTACGCCGTGTCGCCGATCGCGATGTAGTTCGCTGGACCTTTGCCAGCGGCGTTGACCTTCATGGCCGCAGCGGTGATGACTTCGTGAACATCGGTAGCCGTGTCGATCACCAAGGGGTCGAAGATGTTCGCCGCCGGGTATCCGCCTTTCTCTTCCGATGTGGTGATATCAGTCAGAAGGCGCATCTTCAGGATCTCGTTGTGAGTCACGTTCTGACCTGTCATGGCAGTAGTGAGTCGCTTTTCGAGACCAAACTGCGGATCAGCAGATTGGTTTCCTGACGCGACGGCAAGGGCTTGTGCCATCCGCATCTTCATCTGGTCGACGACTGTGATCTTGGCTTTCCGGGCGTGCATGCCGAGTTGGAACTCGTACGACTTCTCCGTGATGCTGATCTCTGGAAAGTCGGTGCCGTTGCCAACAGTGTCGTCATCCCACGCATCGGCCGCATCATTGGCGATGATTGGCGCCAAGCCGATGAACGAATCCACGCGCTCGTCAGGAAAGATGTCGTTGCCGATGAAGTTCTGCGGAGGATTCGCCGCTTCCTCTGCCGCGAACCTTTCGAGTCTCAGCGCTCGAAGTGGACCACCACCAAGTACCGGGCCGCTGACTGCCATGTTGACTCTCCTTTACGCGGGTGTCACTTCGACGGTGATGAGCAGGGTACCTTCGCCTTCGGCGAATGCCGTGACGCCGGTGGCTTCCACGGACACCGTGTCGTTCGCGTCAAAGGTGTTGTTCGCAGTGACGGCTGTTCCGGCGATGACTTTCCCGAGCGGCGTGGCGTTGGCGCTCGTGAGCGCGACAACGCCGCCCGTGACGTCGACGGCATTGATTTCGAGATTGAGTGTTGCTGCTTTCGCCGCGGTCGTGACCGGCACGGTGACCTGAAACGCGACTTTTTTGATTGTGCCTGCGAAAGTCGGAGTCCAGTCGGTGACAACGTCGCCATCCGCCGTGATCGCAGCGAGACTGATGGGCAGCGAGATGACCTGGCTCGACGTGATTTCACCGGAGACGCGGATCGGCTTTTCCTTGAACTCGATGGTGAGCGACGGCGAGTTGACATCGGTATCGGCGGCAGTCGAGTAGTTGCCGAGCGTGAGACTCGCGATGATCGTGTCGCCGTCGTCGGCATTCGCCGCATCGAAGGCCACCGGGAGACTCACCGTAGCGCCGTCGACGGTGAAGTCCTTCATCCCTACGATGATGTCTGACCCGGCCGGAATAGCCTCGCCAGCGAGGACGCGAATCGCATTTGCTCCCGGGGCGAGCTTCGGCGACAGCAGCGGTACGCCGAATCCGTCCGGCTGCGTGTCGATGCCATCGACGGTATCGCCGAAGACGAATTCCGCAGCTTCACCCTGCGCAACGCATGGCGTGACGAAAATGATGCCCGGCATCTCCTGCCCTTCGTTGAGCGGCACGCCGAAGGTGAACCGGTAGCACTTTTTTGCGGGCTTGCCGGGTTTCGGGTGATGGCCTTCGTAAAAAAGCATGGCGGCTCCTTAGTTCGTCAGGTGCGCGGCGCCGCCGTCACGGCGAGCGATGTAGTCGCGAGTGATGTCCTGCCTCTGGTCTTCCGTCTTCGCGTTCTTGAAGAGGTCGGGCTGATGCTCGCCGAGTGCGACGATCGCCGCATCGACGACTTCCTGATTCGCCGGATCGGCGAGATTTGCCCAATGGCGCAGGCGCGCTTCGGCGAGCGCTTTCGGCTCGTCGTCGTCGTTGCTCTTGCCCTTCGTTTTGTCGTCCTGCTCACCGGCCTTGCCGGTCGGAGGAACCGCTCCGTTGGCAGATTCGCAGAGCGCCTTGATCTCCTTACGAAGATCCGCCGATGTCAGGTCCCTGTGGTTGAGCACCGTTTCCATGTGCTCAGCGAAGAGCGGTGGAACCGGGATCTTCTTTGCGGCGCGGTCGGCTGCGTAGGTCTCGCAGAACGCCTTGGTGTCAGCCTTGATCTGCGCCGCTTCGGAGAACTTCGCGAGTTCCGCTTTGAAGGCCGTGTCCTGCTCGGTGAACTTCTGCGCTTGGATCGCGAGTTGGTCCTGCAACGCCTTCGTTGCATTCGCGACGGCGGTCGCAATCGCTTCCTTCATCTCCGCTTTTTCCACGTCGGTCATCGTCGTTTTCTCCTCTGAAGTTTCGCGCGGCTGCACATCAACCTCGCTGAACATGAACCGATCATCCTCGAAAGTCTGCGCGATAAGTCCTGTAGTACGCAACTCTTCAATCGCCTGCCAAGCTTCGGCGGGATGAACTTGCTCGCCCCAACGCTTCGGTAGATCTTGCAGCGGTACGATCAGCGGGTTGCGCAGTGCGGGGCGTTTTGCGCCGAGGACGGTCGTGCCAACGATGGCCGGCCCGACGTTTCTCCGCACGCCATCCGCATCGTTGTACCAGTAGTTTTTCACGTACACGGGCGATGTTCGGATGCGTCTGCCCGCATCGATATCCTTGCGGAGTTTGTCGCTCGTCTTCACGTAGTGCAGATGGAGCGCGCGATTCTTAAACTCCACTTTGCCGATCTGACCGTGCGCGTCGGTGCGTTCGCTTGGATCAATCGCGCTCATGCCGCCGTGGTGGTACTTGTTCTCCGAATCAATCCAGTCGTATTCCACGGGCGGCGTCAGGATCTTTCTGTCGATGAGGAAGTTCGTGTTCCGCTCCAGCTCGCGCATGAACTCCGGCGTGAACGTGGCGGGCGATCCGTCTGCAGACGGGTAAGTTCCGTACGTAAAGCTCGCGACGACATAATCGCTTTCCGGCTCAGGCATCCGGTCCTCCTGTCGAGATCTTGGCCGCGCGCGCGGCAGATCTGTGGCGTCTCGGCGCCGTCTCGCGTTTTGCGCCCCATCGGTCAACCCACGTCCCGCGTTCGTCCATGATGGTGGCGTATCCCTGGGGCGCGAGCGAGAAAGGCGCGGTCAGAACCTTCGCTTGGTCAAATCGCTCGCCGGCGGTTCGCTGGGCTTCGAACCATTCGGGAAACACGAAGTTGGATACCGGCACGTCAACGCCGAGCACCTTCGTCATGTACGGCGTGCCCTGCACCGGGTCACACGCTTCGTACGGGAAAAGTGCTGACTTCTTCGATGACGGGTCAGGGCCGATCGCGTACAGATTCACGCCTGGGTCAATAAGCATCTCAATCACTTCGTGCGAGAGCGTGGCCGACACGCCACCGAAACCTGTGCTGTCCATCTCATCCTGCGCGAAGAGATGCGTCACCGGCAGGCCGTCCTCGAGCCAGTGGTAGCCGAGCGTAAATTGATCTGGCGCGGTGTCCTCGATATCAATGCGCATCACGCCCGATGGCACCGCCGCTTTCCCGATGAACTCAATCTTTGCGCGCAGGCCCCACGATGGTCCGATGTCTTCCAGCACTTGACGCGACACCGCAGCCGTCATGATCGCCGCCTGTTCGTCGGAGACGAGCGTGCTCATATTCCGCACGACAAGGCGGTAGTTCGTGCGGTTGAATTTGCTCACGACGGCTCACCGATCGGCTCAAGCGGACATTCAACGCCGAGCCGTACCGGATTCGCTCGCTCGCCAAACGTCAGCATTTCCAGCCAAACGTCA